TCGGGGCCTCGCTTCGCTTTAGATTCGAGTGGGGGAAATACTACGTCCCACGCTGGACGTGGCGGTGGCCTGACGTGACTAAAAGCCAACTCCGCATCATCTGCCTCGCCGGGTTCGGGCTGGAGTTTGCCATCTTGCCGTGGATGCCGCTGCCGTATCAGGTGGCGGCGATCCTCCACTTCGTGGCGTATCCATTTTACGCTGGGGAGAAGTCTGATTGGAAGGGAGTGATTTGATGTGGAGATTCCCGAACTTTATCCGCGATGAGTTCGCGTGTGGGTGCGGTTGTGGGTTCGACGAGATCGACCCGCTGCTTGTCTCGACGCTGCAACGGCTCCGGGACGAGGTTCAGCGGCCTGTAATCGTCAATTCCGGGTGTCGGTGCGCGGCGTACAACGCGACATTGCCCAAGCACAGCAAGACCAGCCGTCATATCAAGGGCAAGGCAGCCGACATCAAGGTCAAAGGCATGACCAGCGGGCAGATAATCGACATCATCAAGCGCCTCTATCTCGACGGAGAGCTGTACGTGGGGTATGTCTACGCGATCAACGGGCGCTCGGTGCATGTCGACGTGCGGGCGCCGCAAAGCCAGACAGTGAGGCGGTGGACGCGGTGAACGACTTTCTGGACCACTGCAAACTCCTGCTCCCTGCGGTGCTGGTGGCCATGCTCGGGAGCGCGATCAAGTACATCCGGCGTCATCGCGGCGAGCCGTTTCGGTGGGGGGAACTTCTCTCAGGTTTGGCGGTTGCCGCGTTCGCCGGGCTGGTGGTGCGCATGCTTTGCCTGGGCTTCGGGCTGAACGAGTGGATCTCGACAGCGGCGGTGGCGATGGCGGGATACGGCGGAGGGAAGACGTTGGATCTTCTTGTAGACGCGATATCAAAGAGGGCGGTGAGGTGATGGCGGATTTTAAACGCTGGTGGTGGGAAAATGTCTTCAGGGTTCTCGACCAGATCGAGACGCGGGACGTGCTGATCTTTCTCGGGGCGCTTGGGATGTTTGTCTTGATCTGGACGGAGAAGATTCACAGCGAGCATTTAGGTTCCATCGTGGCGGCGATTGCCGGGTACACGGTGGGACGACCGAACTCTCGGAAAGGGGGAGGCGAATGAAACGATGGCAGTGGATTGGTATTGGTGTCCTCATGGCTTGTCTGATTGCCCTCTGGCTCTCGGGCAGGGTGGAGGGTTTGATGCTTGCCCTCTCCGGTGCTGGTTTGGCAGGGGCGTTCAAACTCGGGGAGGGCCGCCGAGAGACGGACAAAGCCTCGGAAGAAACGAGGAAGACGATAGAGAGATTGGACGACTTGCGAAAGCAGCACGAAGAGGAGGTTGCAAAAATTGAAGAGGCTGGTAAGCATCGCACTGTTGATGATGTTATTTCTCGCGCCAACGAGCGCGAACGCCGGGGAGATACGACTCTCCGCTGACGGGAAGGACGTGCTCGTACCCGTAGAGGTGTTCGAGCGTAGACAACTCGACCTTGAGAAGTACGACGCGATGAAACTGTACGTGGCGAAGATCGAGGCCGAGATCGGGAAGCTACGGGACCAGGAGATGATTCAGAGCGCTTTATTGGAACAGGAACGGCGCGCCTCCGAGGAAGAGATTGCCCGGTGGGTGGTTGCGCACGAGAGGGCGGATCGCAAAGCGAAGATGCCTGGTATCGGTCTCGGAGTTGGGTACGGCTCAAACGGGGAGTTCGTCGGCATGGTCGGCATCGTCTGGAAGCCGTTCTGGTGATGAAAAGAGGGAGCCGCTAGGCTCCCTCACTCAGTACAAATCGCTCCGGTCAATCTCTTTCTCCCATTCATCTGGTTCGTCCTGTCTCATTTTTCCTTCCTCCTTTTCCTCTCCTCTACGCTCGCCTCTCGGAATTTAACAACCGTACGCAAAACCGGACGCACGCGCCCGATATCCCTTGCAACGCCTATTGATTCGATTCCCCCCGCCTCCACCAACGCAGGTTTCACAGGCTTTTACCCGGTCCCTCACATCCAGTGGGGGACCGGTTTTTTTATGCCTTCATCCTTCACCGGGCATTACCCTTTTTCACCCGCTTATCGACATTTCAGAAACACCGATTAGATCGGCTAATTCCCTCTGAGACAACCCCAGTTCTTGCCTCCGCTTTTGCAGCACCTTCCCCAAGTTTTGCAAAAAATCAACTCCCCTCTATCGGAGAGGTTAACCGATTGGTTGTATTTTATCAACTGCCTAAACGGATGTAAAGCCTAACCGTATGGTATTAAACTAAGTAGAATTACTTATTTACAGGCTAACCGTTTGGTTGTATAGTCTTCCTGCACCACGAAGGAGGTGATGCGGTGAAGCTACGCGAAGCTCGCCGGAGAGCGAGATTAACGCAACAGGAGATGGCTCACCTAATCGGTTGCTCGACAATGACGATAGCAAGGTGGGAAAACGGCGAGCGGATACCTCGGCTAACCGACGCGAGGAAGTTTTCAGCGATAACGAGAGTTCCGCTCGAAGAGCTTGAAGTAGAGAACTAAGGACCATGCCGCACCTTGACAACATTCCGGCCTACCAGGACGAGCCGAGAAAATCACACTGGCACCCGAAAGCGGGAAAGTGGAGCGTCCGGCGCGAAGAGCCTTGATGATCGCCATGACCGGGTGAGAAAAGACAATAAAAAGCGCCGTCGGCGGACGGCGCAAGGAATGAGGAGGCTGAATGCAGCCTCTATTTTAGCACAATGGGAGGTTAGAAGATGCACACACGAGCGGACGCGCTGCAAAAAAGACTCTATCCATCAAGAACCGAATTTCTTGCAAAGTCGGGATTGAAAGAAAAACAGTGGCAACGCTTTTCAAATGGAGTAGGAGTTCTTTTTGAATCGGACATTGAAAGACTTGAATCCCTTTTCCGAGTTACTAAAGATTTCTTTGCTCTTCCAGATGGTCGAGCAGTTATCTCTGAAAGCTGGAACCATGCTGATTCCGATGCTTGGAGCGAAATAACCAAGGCGGAAAATGTCCAGAAGGAAAAGGCGCGAATTGAAAGCGAGAAAGACAAGTCTGTAAGCCGAAACGGTGAACTCGGGAACAACCCTCCCAATAGCAGTAAGGAGTTCACCAAGGTTGATCGCTACAAATGGAATACGAACATAGGGAAAAAAGGCTCTTTTCTTGAGATCGACAAAAACGAACTAATGATTGATGAGGAATATCAGCGAGGACTTTACCAGAGTAGAGTAAATAAGATAGCGAGGAACTGGTTTTGGCCGTATGCAAAGACTCTAACAGTAGTTAAACGCGAAAACGGTTCGCACTTCGTTGTTGACGGCCAACACAGATTGATGGCTGCGAGAAAAAGGCCTGACGTTAAGGTTATGCCGTGCATGGTATTTGAGACTCTTGAGGATGCCAGAGATCACATTTCCAGAGAAGAAGAAGCTGATCTTTTTATCGGAGGAAACACCGGAGTAGCCACTGTATCCATAAGAGACAAAATGGGTGCGCTTCTTTTGAATGGAGATGAGTCAGCGGTTGCCTTGGTAAAAGACCTTGATATGCTCGGATATCAGTTTCATAAACTCGTGAAAAACAAAAGAAAGACAGCCCTTGACTGCATAGGTACTCTTTATGATGCCTATAAATCGGACCGCGAATGCGCAAGAGAGGCTTTGCGTTGTGCGGCCATGCTGACGGGCGGACGTCGCTTCAAAAAAATGCTTTATCAGGCTCTTTTTGGATTCGCCAAAAACGCCAAAAAGCAGGAGCCTCCAATATCAGCAAAGAAATGGCAAGACCGTATAGTTGCCATTGGCGAGCCTGAAGTCGTCGACTCAATTCACAGATACGCGCTTGCAATGAACAGCCATACGGAAAAGGCGTGGACGTTGGGACTTATTGAGAAATACAACTACAAACTTGCAAATCGCGTTGAATGGAGAGGCAAGTAAAAGAGGAGGACTATATGAAAATCCCCATTGATTCAATCCGTTTGGACGGCGACACGCAAAGTCGGGACGGAGTAAAGCAGGACATAGTAAACGAATATGCAGACGACATGCGGGAGGGAGCGATTTTCCCTCCCGTCGTCATATACGACGACGAGGCCGATAAATGGCTCTCCGAAGGGTTCCATCGTCTGTATGCCGCTCGACAGGCCGGAGCGCAGGAGATCGAAGCCGAAGTACGGCAGGGGACCAAACGCGATGCGCAGCTCAACTCCATGCGCTCGAACGCCACGCACGGAGCGAGACGCACCAACGCCGACAAGCGCCGGGCGGTGGAGATGGCGATAAGAATACTGGTTGAAGATGGGAAGTCGTTGCACGAAATAACAGGTGATCTTATTGCTGAAATGACATTAGTTACAAGACAGTACGTAAACAAGGTAAAATCTGAAATAGTTGAACAAATGACTACACTTGGAAATAAATTCCAAGTTCCCGAAGTAACAAAGTCCGAAGCCAAAGAACTCACCGTCACGCAGAAGTTGAAAGAGAAAGTGGATAGTTTGGAGTGGAAGCTCCGAGAGGCCGAACGCCAAAAAGAAGCCTTTGAAAAGCGCGAGAAGGAAATAGCCGAACTCAAAGAGAAACACCGTAAGGAATCGGAAGCCGCCTCGAAATTCGAGGGTGAAAAGATCAAACTCGAAAACGAAATGAAGTATCTCCAAGAGCGAATCAAAGAAATAGAGGGTAAGACGGTGGAATACATCACCCCTCCCGACGTCGAAGACGAACTCGAATCCCTCCGCCTCGAAAACTCCCGCATCGCCGCCGCTCTGGAAGAGGCTCGCAAACCGCAGGCTCCGGTAGCGTTGCCGGATGTGAAGGTTGTGGAGAAAGAGGTAATCGTCACCCCTCCCGAAGTAGAAGCCGAACTGAAGAGGCTGCGCAAACAGTACGAGGACGAGCAGCGCCTTGAAAGCAAAAAAGCGAAGCTCGAAGAGGACCTTGCGCGACTCCGGGCCGAAGGCGACAACGAGCGGGCGAAGAATACTTTTTTGTCGCTGTTGGATTACGTTCACGGCACGCGGACCGCGACGGAGCGCATCAAGGCGATGGCGAAGGCCGGAACACTCACGGTCGAACATCTGGACGAAAGCGAGCGCCTTTTCATGGCGATGGTCGCCGCCGGGAACGACGGCATGAATACGGTAAGGGAAGCGAGGGGACTTAATGCCGAAAATGCAGGATTGCGCGTTGTCAAGTGAGATCGAAAAGCGTCTTCAATCGGACGAGGGAATGACTGTCGACGAATTTATCAACGCGATTGCCGACGAGGTAAGCGAACTGGTTTTTCTCAAGCTCGGACAGCGAGCATACGCGAGAAAAGAGCTTCGTAAAAGAAAAGCGAGGTCCGTGTATATCGGACACGTCAGAGGGCGGAGAGCGTACAGGACGATAACCAAACTCACGCCGGAACAGATCAAGCAGACGATCATGGAGGACGGTACTCTCGTTCTCGCGTTGGAGAACAATATCAGCGGCGCATACTGGATGCTTGAAAAACTCCACCACGACATCACATCAGGTCAAAGACTCTTGAACGCCGACGAGTACAGGCGCATAGCTCAAGAGGAAATCAAGAAGGCTCTAAATCAATAGCTAACCCCGCCGCCTCCCGGCGGCGTCTTTATCTTTCCGCTCCCACCTCTTGCTGAGAACGAGAGATCCACAAGGAGCGGGCATCTCACAGCTGCGGCTCCTCCGGTGCAGGTCAAAAATTCAAATACAACACTATGCACAATGACATGCGATTGGGGCCGGATGGAGCCGTGGCGAAAGGAGGCTGACATGGACATCGAAAAGACTCTGATGGAAAGGTTGGTGCGGGATGGAACTGCTGAAAAGGTTGGCTGAGACGGGAGCGATCTCCGGGCCATATAAGACCCGGCAACTCCCGAGGATTGCTCGGCTGTTGCGCGAGCCGGGACCGCTCCCGCTCTGGGTACGGTACAGGACCCGCCGCGAGCTGGACGCTATCGAGCGGATGGAAGAGCCGCCGCGCCCGGTCAGGCGCTCCGTCCTCTTCGGGCTGTTCGCGGGGTGGGAGTGATGGAAGCGTACAAAAGCGAAATACTGGACATGCGGAGGAGAGGTATATCGAAACAGGAAATCGCCTTGACCCTCCGGGTGAACTCGAAAAAGGTTGCATCGGCGCTCAAAGAATGGGGCGATCCCTTCCCGCTCCCAGCGAGTCAGCGCGTCGAGGCCGCAAGGGATGAGATCATCGCCGCACGGCGACGCGGTGAAACGCGGGAAAAGATTGCGCAGCGGTACGGATGCGGTACGGATACCATTCAGCGGAAATTGCGCGAGTGGGGAGAGACCAATCAGCGCGGCGGGCGGTATGACAAAGCGGAGATGCAGCGCCTGCGCAACGCCGGTCTTACGGGCGAGGATATAGCGGCGCTGCTAGGGTGCGCAGTGGCAACGGTCTACGCCTATACGCAGCCCAGCGCTGGCGAGCTGAAGAACGATTCGGAACACGAGACAGTCAACACATACACCCCCAGCAAGTGCTACGGCGACTATGTGTTTTTGAGACTGGTGCAAGCAAAGCGCCCGTTGTGGCTGTTCGAGCATCACGCCGGGTGGAAGGAGAGCTTCACGGAAAACCAACTGAGGGAGGCGAGGATGGCATGAGAAGCATACGAGGGAAGTTCTACAAGCGAGACCTGTACTGGTCGATCTGGCTGACGTGTTTGGCGCGGGAGATGTCCGCATGACGCCGCGTTTGATTGCCGCGTTCCTGGCGGGTTTTGTCGCCTGCATGGCGGCGATTGTGTGGCGGGAGGATCGAAGATGAAGAGCGCCTACATCTGCCACCCGCTCAGGGGGAAGACCGGAAGCCCGGAGGAGATCAAATCGAACCTCGAACGGATCGACGAGATTTGCAAAAACCTCGCCGCGATATACCCGGACGTGCTGCTGCTTAGTCCGCTTCACGCCTTCAGCTTCTACGACCCGCGAGGCGATCAGACCCAGGTGCTCGGGCAGTGCGTGGCAATGCTGAAACGGGCTGATGAGCTGTGGGTGTTCGGGGAGTGGAAAGAATCGCAGGGTTGCAGGATGGAGATAGAGTACGCCCGGCGCATCGGCAAGCGCGTAATTGACATGACGGACGGCGAAGAAGCGGAAGCGAACGAGGCTATTTTGAGGAGGCTGGCGTGATGAAAACGGTATCGATAAACCAGGTAATGGGGTGGCGGCCGTGCCCCGACTATCCGCAAAAGCGGATAACGGAGCTGTTTGCCGGGAAAGAGTTTCTGTCGTGGGAAGACGTTTTCGCGCTTAACATCCCGACGGAGGACAAGCTGTGGGCGCTTTTGCGGGAGGATTTTATACCGACGCGAGACCTGCATTTGCTGGCCTGCGATTTCGCAGAAAAAGTTTTGCACCTTACAGGCGATCCTCGCTGCGCGGAGGCCATACGAGTGAAGCGACTCTGGGTTGACGGGAAAGCGACAGATGGAGAGCTGGCTGCCGCTAGGGATGCTGCTTGGGCTGCTGCTTGGGCCGCTAGGGATGCTGCTTGGGCCGCTGCTAGGGATGCTAGGGATGCTGCTTGGGCTGCTGCTTGGGCCGCTAGGGATGCTGCTTGGGCCGCTGCTAGGGATGCTGCTTGGGCCGCTGCTAGGGATGCTGCTTGGGCCGCTGCTTGGGCTGCTAGGGATGCTAGGGATGCTGCTTGGGCCGCTAGGGATGCTAGGGATGCTGCTTGGGAAGCATATCTCACAATGGCGGTAGAAGTTCTGAGGAGGCTGGCGTGATGGACACGAAAAACGCTGATATCTACAGTAGCAAGTTTCTCCGTGTACGGGCGTTCAAATGGACTGGGGATATAGCGGAGATGCCTCAGTGGGCTCAGGATGAACTCGGAGGGTGCGGCGCGATCAGCGTCCTTGCAGGCAAGTTGTTCTTGCGGGATATAGCATCCCCCGCCGCGGAGGGGGAACTGTACAAGGGGAATGCGACGATAGAGGTACCAATCGGCAACTACGTCATACAGCGCGACCCGTACACATACTCGCACTGCTCGCCCGAGATGTTCAAGGAGTTCTTCGCCCCGGCGAAGGAGGCGGAACCGGAAGCAGCGCCGAGGCCGCAGAAGAGACTGTGCATGAAGAATTATCAGTCCGGGTGGACTTTGATGGAGGAGAAAGCCGGGGAGGTGATTTCTCTCCTTGGCGAAGCGCAAGAAGAAAATGTATATCTGTCCTGCGTGCGGGAGGATTGATTCATTCCCGTCTGTGTCGGTGACGGAGTGGGGGTGTCCTTGCGGCGCGATGTTCGCGCCGGAGGACGCCGCCGAGGTTGCGATAGCGGAAGCTCGCACTGAGGAAGAGGGAAGGGAGTTGTTCTTGTGGCAATAAATTTGAAGAGGACGTCAACGATAGCGGCGGACGGGGTGAAGGTGCTTGTGTACGGACAGGCGGGGGCGGGAAAGACGTGTTTGATCCCATCGCTGCCGAATCCTGTGATTCTCTCGGCGGAGGGCGGACTGCTCTCCATCGCCGGGACGGATATTCCGTACATTGAAATCGGGTGCATGAAGGATTTGGACGAGGCGTACAAGTGGCTCGTCGGCTCGAAAGAGGCGGGAGAGTTTCAGTCTGTGGCGCTGGATTCGATCAGTGAGATCGCCGAAGTGGTGCTGAACACTGAGAAGAAGATAGCGAAGGACCCGCGACAAGCCTACGGGGCAATGCAGGAGCAAATGACCGACCTTATCCGCGCCTTCCGCGATCTTCCCGGCAAGCATGTGTATTTCTCGGCCAAGCTCGAAAAGGCGCAGGACGAGATGGGCCGGATTCTGTATGCTCCATCCATGCCGGGGAACAAGGTGGGCCAGCAGCTTCCCTACTTCTTCGACGAGGTGCTGGCGTTGAGGGTGGAGAAGGACAACGAGGGCGTTCCGCAACGGATGTTGATGTGCATCCCCGACGGCATCTGGACGGCGAAGGATCGCTCCGGCGCGCTGGACCAGTGGGAGGCCCCCGATCTCGGTGGCGTGATTGCGAAGATCGGAGGCGCTGCGAATGCTCAACCTTTCTAAGACGGAATCCGAAGCTCCGGTGCGCGGCGCAACAAGAGAAGAATCGGAAGCGAAATTCATCGTTCGCAACGGGAGCGTGTTCAAGGCGACATCGCCTCTTGAGAATCGAAAGGATTTGCTGAAGCTCTGGTGGGAGTTCAAGCGGCAGGAAGAGCTTGCCGTGACGCAGCGGCGCGAGATCGAGGAGATGTTGACTTCCCATTTGCCGGAGCAGTGGGAAGGCTCGGAGACGGAGCGCGAGGGGGAGTTTAAAGTTGTAATCTCCCGACGGTTCACTCGTAAGGTGGACAGCGACGCGCTCCAGGCGACCGCAAGAGAGTTCGGACTTGAGGAATATCTGCCGGAGCTGTTCCGGTGGAAGCCCGAGATAGATGCGAAGCGGTGGAAGGCGGCTCCGGCGGAGGTAACGGCGAAGCTGGAGCGGGCGATTACGGTGACGCCGGGCAAGGCGTCCGTCAAAATAACACTTGAGGAGGAATAGAACATGGCCATACTTGACGAAGAACTGTTGATAGAAGAACTTCCCGAATCAAAACCCTACGAACTTATCCCTCCGGGGTGGTATGAGGCGTCTGTTGTGGCGACGGAACTTAAGGATACGAAAAACGGAACGGGGAAATACATCAAAGTGCGATATGACATCGCTGGTCCGACGAATCAAGGGCGTTGTGTTTTCGGGAATTTCAATATCAGAAACCCCAAACCGGAGGCGGAGGAAATAGGAAAGCGGGAACTCGGCTCGCTGTGCAAGTGTATTGGACTTGAAGGGAAATTGCATGATACCGATCAACTCGTTGGACATGCGGTACAGATCAAAGTAGCAATCAAGGAGGATAAAACAGGACAGTATGAACCGCAGAATGTAGTGAAAGGTTTCAAGCCCATCGACGGGGACGCTCCCGTCATGATGGCGTCCGCTCCGCAGAGCAAGTTCGCCCCGGCGCAGAAGTTCTCACCGGCTGCGAAGACGGCCCCAGCAACAGCCCCCGCAGGCGCTCCGTGGAAGAAGTGACGGTGCGATGGCGGAAATTCCGGAGAGTATTCACACCGTAGCCGCCATAATCGACGAGTGGCATGAGAAGCATCAAGAGGGACCGCGCCCGCACATGGGCGCGTCCCTTCTGGGGCATCCGTGCGACCGCTGGTTGTGGTTGTCTTTCCGGTGGGCGGTGGTGGAGAAGTTCAACGGCAGGATGCTCCGCCTCTTCCGGCGCGGACAGAGGGAAGAGGAATTGATTATCTCTGACCTTCGCGCAGCCGGGATGGAGGTTCATTCGACCGGAGCGGAGCAATCGAGAGTTGACTTCGGCGCGCATGTCTCCGGCTCCATCGACGGAATCATCGAGAGGGGCGTTCCAGAGGCTCCGGCGAAGAGACACGTTCTGGAGTGCAAGACGCACTCATTGAAATCATTTAAAGACCTCTGCGACAAGGGAGTACGGGAATCCAAGCCGCAACACTGGTGCCAGATGCAACTCTACATGCACGGCACCGGCATCGACAGAGCGCTCTACTACGCAGTCTGCAAGGATGACGATTCTATCTACACGGAGCGCGTCCGCTACGACGCGGAAGCGGCGAAGGCTCTTGTGGAGCGGGGAAGGCGACTGACGCTATGCGAGCGCATGCCGGAGCCGCTTTCGACGGATTCGACATGGTATCAATGTCGCTACTGCTCGGCGCACTCGTTCTGTTTCGAATCGAAGCTGACGAAGGAGATCAACTGCCGAACGTGCGCGCTTTCCACGCCGACGGAGGATAGCAAATGGCTCTGCGCCCGGTACGGCAACGAAGAGATTCCGGTGGACGCGCAGCGCGAGGGGTGCGACGGGCATGTGTTGCATCCCGATCTTGTGCCGTGGAAATGGCTTCCTTCGGACGATGGACTGACGGCGTTGTTCGAGATCGACGGAGAAGTTGTAAAGAATGGACTGCCCGGAGCGATAGTGCATTCGTCGAAGGAGCTGCTTGGGTTGGCTGGTTGGGAGGTGGGAAGCGATGAAGAAAGTCCTGTGTCCGGTGTCGAGGCTGGAGTGTCTGCGTGAGACGTGCGCGGTGTGGGTGCAGTCGGAGAAGCGCTGCGGGCTGACCGGGGCGAGACCGGCTGATCCGGACAGACTCTACACAGTAAAGGAAGCAGCGGAGTATCTCAACATCCATGAGATGACGATGTACTTCCGGCTCAGAAGCGGAGAGATACGCGGTGTTCGCACGGGGAGGTTGTGGCGCATTCCGGAGAGTTCTCTTCGTGAGGCGACTTCCTTGGCATGATTCTGCGCGACTATCAGAGGCAGGCGATTGACTCTCTCTACGAATGGTTCCGCGAGAACGACACAGGAAATCCGTGTCTGGTGCTGCCCACGGGCGCAGGGAAGAGCGTGATTCTGGCGGAGTTCTGCCGGGAAGCCCTTGCCAACTGGCCGGATACGAGAATCCTGATTCTAAGCCACGTGAAGGAACTACTCGAACAGGACGCGGAGAAGATTCGGATTCTCTGGCCGGACGCGCCGCTCGGCATCTATTCTGCGGGACTTGGGTGCCGCGACGTGGATGCGATCACCGTGGCGGGGATTCAGTCGGTGTATCGGAAGGCGAGTGAAATCGGATATGTTGATATCGCCATCGTGGACGAGTGCCACCTGCTGAATCACAAGGACGAAGGCATGTACCGGAATCTACTGAACGAGCTGGAAGCGATCAACCCCTCTCTGCGCGTGATCGGATTGACGGCGACTCCGTATCGCCTCGGGCACGGTTTGATTACGGAAGGGGGAGCCATGTTTTCCGCCCTTATCGAACCGGTGCGCATACAGGAGTTGGTGGAGCGGGGGTACCTTGCCCCGCTCCGCTCCAAGGGAATGGAGCTGCTGCTTTCGGTGGACGGGGTGAAGCGGCGCGGCGGCGACTTCGTAGAGTCTGAACTGGCGGAGATGGTGAACACGAAAGCCAACAACGAGGCGATGGTGGAACAGACGCTTCGGATTGCACAAGGACGGCGTTCGATTCTCGTCTTTTGTTCCGGGGTTAAGCACGCCTATGCGATGCGCGATCTCTTCCGGGAAAGGGGAGAAATTGCGGAAGCGGTGCTCGGGGAGACGGATTCGGAGGAACGCGCGCGGATTCTTGAAGATTTCAAGGCCGGGCGCGTTCGGGTAATAACAAACAACTCTGTGCTTACAACAGGATTCGATGCGCCGAATACGGATGTTTTGGTTATGGCGCGTCCTACGGAGAGCGTCGTTCTTTATATCCAGTCGGCGGGGCGCGGCATGAGGCCGAAGGAGCACGTGTTGGACTGTCTCCTTCTCGACTTCGCCGGGAACGTGCGCCGTCACGGGCCTATCACGGATGTAATCCCGCCGAAGCGGAAGGGGGATAAGAAGGGCGAAGCCCCGGTGAAGCTGTGCGAGCAGTGCAATGAGCTTGTCCATCTCTCCGCGAAGGTGTGTCCGGCGTGCGGGTGGGCGTTCCCTCCTCCGCCTCCGAAGCGATACGTTCTCGGGAACGAGGATATCATGGGCGGCCCGTCGTCGTTCGGCGTGGAAGAGTGGCGCTGGCGCGTGCATACGGCGGCGAGCGGGAAGGAACTTGTGCGGGTGACGTACTACGGACATTCGGATTCCGTGGATGAATATCTCTGCTTGCTCCACGGAGGATACGCGGCGCAGAAGGCGCTGTCCGCATTGAAGCAGATGGAGAGAAGTTGCGGTGTGACTGTTGGGAATCCTTACGATTTGGACGAGGTGGTCGAAACCATGCAATGCGCTGTGCCTCCGAAAGAGATTACGATTCAAAGGGAAGGGAAGTATCACAGGGTTGTCGGGAAGGTGTGGGGATGAGGCGGACTTCAAAGAAGGTTCGTCCGCCGGAAGTCGAATCCATACCGACGGAACACGAGGAGCAGTGCGGGTTCGTTCAGTGGTTCCGCCGCAAGTTCCCGCAGGTTCGCATCATGGCGATTCCAAACGGCGGATGGAGGAGCGCGGCGACGGCGGGAAAGTTGAAGGCCGAGGGCGTTTCCAGAGGCGTTCCCGATCTGTTCATTCCTGAGTGGAAGTTGTGGATCGAGATGAAGCGTGTCACCGGCGGCCGCGTGTCGCCGGAACAGCAAAGCTGGAAGAGTTATCTTGAGCAGTGCGGATACGGCGTACTGATCTGCGCCGGAATGGAGCAGGCGCGGAGGGAGGTGGAGGAGTGGCTGACTTAACGGCGATTCTGAACGGCCCATGGGAGTTCCCGAAGTTCGATCCCCCCGAAGAACAACTTCGCCAGGCGATGGAAGATGCGGGAATAGAGCCTCCGGACGAGATATCGTTGGACGGAAAGATTCATCGCTTCAACAGCGGGAGCAAAAAGGATAAGTCGGGTTGGTACGTGGCGTTTTTCGACAAGGTTCCTGCGGGGCGTTTCGGCGACTGGCGGCTTGATTTGAATGTTCCGTGGACTGCGGATGTGGGACGCGATCTGGATTATGAGGAAGTCGCCGCGCGGAAGCGTCACATCGAAATGGCGCGGGAAATCCGGGACAAGGAGCTGGCGAAGCTTCACGACGGCGTGGCGCAGGCCGTCGAGCGCATCTGGGAGAACGGCACCCCGGCGACTACGGATCACCCGTATTTGAAAAAGAAGGGAATTCAGCCGCACGGAATGCGCGTGTCCGGTGACGGCGCGCTGATGATCCCGGTACATTCGCCGGAGGGCGATCTGCGGAGCATTCAGTATATCCATCCACAGGGAAAGAAGTTGTTTCACACCGGCGGGGAAGCGGGCGGGAACGTCTGCGTTTTGGGCGATCTGAACGATTCGCCCGTGTTTGTTGCGGAGGGGTTCGCTACAGCGGCAAGCATACGCGAGGCGACGGGGAAACCCGTCGTCATCGCTTTCAGCGCGCACAATATGGTTGAAGCGACGGGGTTCGTGCGCGAGAGGAACGGAATGAGGACGGATATTGTGGTTGTCGGCGACAATGACGAGAGCGGCGTCGGGCAGAAGGCGGCGAAGTCTGCGTGTGACAGGTACGGAGCGAGGATGATACTTCCCCCGGAAGAGGGCGACGCCAACGACTTCGCGCAGCGCGGAGGGGATTTGAAGCGGCTTCTGGCTCCACCTCTGGACGGATGGCTGGTTCCGGTGCGGGAGTTCGCCAAGCAGCCCGCGCCGATATCATGGCTGATCAAGGGGTGGCTGCCGACTGGCGCATTGATGATGGTGCACGGGCCGAGCGGATGCGGAAAAACTTTTTTAGTCCTGCACTGGTCGATGCTCATAGCTTCCGCCGATACGATGCTCCAGTGGGAGGGAGCGAAGATTCGGCACGGCACGGTGGTGTATCTCGCAGGAGAGGGGCACCACGGGCTGCGCTCCCGCGTGGCTGCGTGGCTGAAATACTACGAGGTGGACCCCGATGTCGTCGACCTGCACGTGTCGGCTTCCGGGTGCGATTTGAATACTTCCGAAGGATGGTTGAAGGTGAAGAGCCATGTGGACGCGATAGGGAACCGACCGGTGCTGATAGTGGTGGACACGCTGCATCGGTTCCTCCACGGCGACGAGAACAGCGCGCAGGACGCCAAGGTGATGATCGACGCCTGTGCCGGATTGCAACAGGAGTATGGATGTTCCGTTCTGCTGGTGCATCACACGGGCGTCTCCGAGGAGGCGCAGCACAGGGCGCGTGGTTCGTCCGCGTGGAAGGCCGCCTTGGACATGGAAGCCAGCGCGGTGATGAACAAGGACAAGGAAAGCATCCAGGTTATATGCCGAAAGATGAAGGACGCCGAGGAGCCGGAGCCGACGTGGGCGAAGCTACTGAAGGGAATCGTTCTTCCCGGCTGGTACGACGAGGACGGCGAGAAAGTGACGAGCGCGGTGATTGTGCGCGGAACCGATCCGGGAGACTCCGGGGAGAAGGGCGACAAGCTGACGGACGTGCAGCGAATCGCCATGACTTCCTTCCGACGCGCCGCCGAGACGCGCGGCATGGTGCGCGACGGAGCCTTCGCAGGAGTGGATGCGGAATCATGGAGGAACGAGTTCTACAAGATGCACGTGTCGGATAGTACGGGGGCCAAGAAGGTGGCGTTTCAAAGGGTGCGGAAGCAGCTTCTGGAAAAGCTCATGATCAGGACGGACAAGGACGATCCGAACATCTACTTCCCCGAGGGCGTGGACGCGAACATAGACGAGATGTTGTTCGTCCAGAAGCTGACGGGCGATAGCGACTAACTGCAACAGGAATCCCCCCCTTCCATTTCAAAATCAATAATCGGTGGTGCGGTACATGCGGTACACACGGTACTGTACCGGCACATGTACCGGATACTTGCTCTCGGCAAACAAACGGTACAACCGGCACACCCCCCTATATATATAGGGGTGTGTACCGGTACCGTGTGCCGTGGCGTATTGGATTCAACCCTAGCGCTTCCAAGGCTTTGACTCTTTATAAACTATGCGGTGAAAATGTTTGCCGGAACATCGGGGTATGTTCCGCTGTTTCGGTGTCTTTGTATGGATTGTTTTAGACAACAGGAGGTGTTCAATATGAGACGTAATTTCGTGCATTCGCTGAATGAGTGTATGGCGAGCGAAGCCATGAGGGATGGCTTGTTCTCTCTGGCTGCGGCGTACAGGAAGAAAAAAGAAGACGAAGATGAGGACGGGGATGGGGAATGAAACTACCGGCGACGCCTTCCGAGAGTGGGTGCGCTCTCTGCCGGATGAACGACATGCCTACCGCGAGCGCGGCGAGATCGCCGGAATCATGTTGCGGAACAGGATTGTCCGCGGTTCCTTCCGTGCCGGGCCTCTCCTCCAGGCTGTTCTTGCGGGAGTGGGCGCGAGGAAAAAGGAAATCGTTCGAGGAGGAGTTGGATGAAGCTCTATCACGGTGACTGCCTTGAGATCATGAAGACCCTAGAGGCCGGGAGCGTGGAAGCGGTGGTGACTGATCCGCCCGCCGGAATCTCCTTCATGGGTAAAAGCTGGGACAGAGACAAAGGCGGACGCGACAACTGGATTGCATGGATGGAGCAGGTGGCGCGGGAGTGCCTGCGCCTGATAAAGCCCGGCGGACACGCGCTCGTGTGGGCGTTGCCTCGCACGTCTCATTGGACAGCGATGGCGTGGGAGAACGCGGGATGGGAAGTAAGGGACAGAATCGCCTTCGCGTTCGGTTCGGGCTTTCCGAAGGCGTTGGACGTGGGAAAGGCGATTGATGCAATGGCGGGAGCGGAGCGGGATGTGGTGGGGCAGGGAAGACGCTCTGGCAAGGTGCGCAGGATTTATGGTGCGATGGCTGGAAACAACCCCATCACCGCCCCCACCACCGAAGCGGCCAAACAATGGGACGGCTGGAAGTCCGCTCTCAAGCCAGCCATAGAGGACTGGTGGCTCTTCAGGAAACCGCTCGACGGTACGATTGCTGAGAATGTCTTGAAGTACGGCGTCGGCGCGCTTAACGTGGAGGCGTGCAGGGTGGGGACGAAAGAAGATATGAACCCGAAGGATTTTGATGATACCAAAAGGACTTCTCCAAAATTCGACAAGATTTTCAACAAGGGCGTTCTTCATGGCCGCTACCCCTCCCACCTTATCCACGACGGCAGCGAGGATGTGGCGATGTGCTTCCCGGAGACGACGAGCGGGATTCCTGGAATCCGGCGTAAGGAACATGAAACGAATGCCATGTCTGGGAGGTTGGCTATCACAGGTAAACAAGAGTGTGGTATAGGCGACTCTGGCTCCGCTTCCCGCTTCTTCCAGTGTTGCCCGTTCGAGGACGAAGACTTCGAGGCGACGAGGCTGTTCTACACGGCGAAGGCCGGGAAGAGAGACAGGAACAAAGGGTGCGAGGAGTTGGAGGAGCGCGAAGGCGGAATCAAGAACACGTCCGGACGCGGTTTCAGCGAAAACGATCCCATGCGCCCGGTGCTCAACCGCAACATCCATCCAACGGTGAAAAGCCTTTCCCTCATGCGCTACCTCTGCAAGCTCATCACGCCTCCCGGCGGGACGGTGCTCGATTGTTTCATGGGTTCCGGCAGCACCGGCAAGGCCGCGAGGCTGGAGAGATTCGACTTCATCGGCATAGAGCAGGACGCGGACTACTTCGAGATTGCACGCAAGAGAATCGAGCACGCCGACAGGAAAGCGCGAGGCATCGTCCGCGAACCAGTCCCCGGCGGCGTGCAGCTCGGGCTGTTTGGAGAGGAGTGATAATCCATGGATATCGTCTCGACTCAACTAAGAATACCGGCCTCGCTTCTCAAACAGGTGAGACACGAGGCCGTTGAGATGGGGGTGTCTGGGAACGCGGCTATTCTAATTCTTCTCCGTGAAGCGTTGGAGCAACGAAAGGTCGGTGTTCGGTATGGAGCGGAGCATAACGAGAACTCAAGTCCGATTTCCTGACGAGATATACAAGGCCGTCAGGCACGTAGCAGCGGCAAATGAAACATCCGTCAACACAGCAATCATTTCTCTACTGATGGAAGCGTTGGAATCCCACCATGATCAGCTTCCCAAGAGCGTATCCGCTCGTCTAGAAGATCGACAACCAGCTGGTTGAAAGAAACCCCGTAGATAGATGCAAGGACTCTTGCCTTCTCAAACAGAGACTCGGGCACCCTGACCTGCGTTCTGTAAATCTCTTTTGTCATTTCATTTACCCCCTTGCCTATGGCACTATTGACAATACCACAAGCCGGTGGTAGATTGATAGTGCCTAGGGCACTAATGGCAAATATAGAAAGGTGGTAGACGGATGTACGAGAAACTTGGACTTGTAGTCATGGATTCGAAGGTAGTGGTGAGCAGCAGGACGGTGGCGGAAGTGTTCGAGAGAGAGCACTTCAACGTGTTGCAGTCGGTCAAGAACCTCGAATGCTCCGATGGATTTAGAGCCTTGAATTTTCAAGCCTCCTCTTATCTTACTGAACAGAAGAGGGAAATGCCGGAGTTCCTTATCACTCGAAAGGGATTCGCCCTTTTGGCGATGGGATTCACCGGAGCGAAGGCTACGGCCTTCAAAGAGGAGTACATCGAAGCATTTGAAGTTATGGAAGAACGTCTGAAAAACCCCTACGCCGTCAAAATCCCGCAGTCCTTCCCGGAAGCACTTCGAGCCTACGCCAACGAGTGCGAGCAACGCGCCCTCGCCGAAGCCCAACGCGACGAAGCCATCCGCACCAAAGCGTGGATCGGTACCAGGCGCGAGGCTACGGCAATGGCTACGGCCAGCGCGGAGAAGAGGCGCGCGGAAATTCTTGCACAGGAAAGGGAAGCCCTCGCCGAACAGGTGGGCGACAGTACGAACTACAAGTCAGTCAAAAGCCTGCACTGGCTGCTCGACTTCTTCGCCGACAGCAAGGGGATGTGGAGCGCCGTCGGGAAGAAACTAAAGACGATCTCCGATGAGATGGGATGCGACGTCCGGCAGATCGAGCACAGCGACTACGGATATGTCAACGCCTACCACCGCGATGTGACTGCCCGCTTCAAGGCGAGGGTAGTCGCCGATCCGAACATGCTCGGGAAGTATCGGCGCGCGGAACTGGAGGAATCCGCATGAGCGGCGGGCGATTCGATCATCGTCAGTACATCCTCATGGACATAGCCGAAGAGATTCAGCACGTCATCGACACGAACGACGACGCGTCAATCAACGAGTGGGGCGACAGGCGCGGGCGCGGCTACTCGCCCGAGGTTATCGCGAAGCTGCAAGAGGGCGTCAGGGCGCTGAGAATAGCACACGTCTACGCGCAGCGTGCGGACTGGCTTTTGAGCGACGACGACGGGGAGGAATCCTTTTTGCGGAGGTTAGATGATGAACTCGGAAAAATTCGAAGTTAGAGAAACGCCCTTCTGCGTGGAGGTGTACAGCGGCAAATTCCTTGTGGCGCGGTTCTACTGGGCGGACTTGAAGGACGCGCACGAGCGGGCGCGGGAGTTTGTCACGCGGGAGATGAACCGGGAGGGGACGGAATGAACATAGAGGTTTTGACAAGCCAGCTGATTACAGTTGAAAACTCCATCCATTGCAGCACGGAGTGTCCGTTTATGCGGATGATTCAGGACGAGCACACGCTCGAGTTCTGGAAGGTGTGCGTCTTGAAGAGCCCGATAATTCCGCTGGAACGCGTGGAGGAAAGGCTGTACGAACGCACGGATGCCTGCAGGGAAGCGGAGGTCAGCAAGCAAAAAATCGACGAGTATAACGGCGTCGCTGAAATGGCTTGGAATAACGGGGAGTGCTTCAAATGAGCCGCCGCAATCCACGCGACAGACGGGTGAAGATGCTCCGGCTCTGGCTCCGGGGGATGCGGAAGATGTCGAGGAGGATTGAGGACGCGAAGAAGGTGGCGAATAGAACCACAGTACCCATCTTCGTAGACAAAGACCGGCGCGTTATGTTCAGCGAGTTCTCTTGGCTGCGGCATATTGTCGGCGTGCGGAAGGGGACGATATTGTGAAATTCGTTGTGTGGGTCCTGACGTTTATGGTGCTGGTAAACACGGTATGCGTTGCTGCGGTCACATATTTTTATTTGACTGGAGGGCTTGCACCATGATTCACACGCCGCTCGGGAAGATCGAGCAACTTCCCTCCGGGAAATGGCTTGGCTACCTCGAAATCGGTCCGCGCTCAGACGCCGAAGGACCATTTTGGCCTATCGTGCAGATCGAAGGCCGGACGCGGGAGCAACTCATGCAGCGGATGCTGGCGGAGGCGAGGTTTCAGATTCGGATGCTCGGCGAAATGATTCATTGGGCTGAAAATCAGGAATGGGCGAGGAGGGGGAAGAAATGACGCATCTTTGCGACACCTGCAAGTACCGGGAAGAGGAGTGCAAGCCGCGCAACGCCCGCATCGTGGCGGGAGACGTGACCGAGTGCGACGGGTACGAGGAGGACGGGGCGGAGTGAGGGCGCTTTCCCTTTTTTCGGGAATAGGCGGCCTCGATATCGCCGCTCACTCCGCCGGGATAGAGACGGTTGCGTTCTGCGAGATAGAGCCGTTCGCGGTGCAAGTACTCAATAAAAGATTTCCCGGAGTACCGGTGTTCGACGATGTGCGGAAGATTACGAAGGAGGCGATAGAGCAAGTGATCAAGAAGAATGATAAATACAAAAATGCCAAGAACCTATACAACATGGGGCATTCAATACAAGAGGTTGCAGACATGTATGGGATTACTCGACAAGGCATGTGGGACATTCTAAAGAGAAGAGGCACTGAGTTTAGAGACAATAAGAGATTCGGTGACGAAAACCATTTCTACCGTGGTGGGAGTAAAGCCAGTGACTACGCTCAAAATAAGATTGAGAAAGCGATACTTTACGGCAAGATGGAGCGGAAACATGTATGTGAAAACTGTGGAGCATCAGGGACTTTCAAAGACGGACGGAACATGGTACAGGCTCACCATCCTAATTACAACAAACCTCTCGAAGTAATGTGGCTCTGCCAAAAATGCCATCACGAGTGGCATAAAAACAACACACCTAAAGAATATGAGGAGGTGGTGCCTGATGGAAGCTACGTGCCGACAATTGATGTTGTTCACGGAGGCTTCCCTCAATGACCCTGCCAAGACCTCTCTGTCGCTGGCAAGCAAAGGGGCTTGTCCGGTGAGCGCTCCGGCCTCTGGTACGAGATGCTCCGAGTTGTTAGTGAGCTTAGACCCGCTTACGTCCTTGCTGAAAATGTGCGTGGAGCGTGCAATCTCGCCCTGCCAGCCGTCGTATCCGGTCTGGAAGGAGAAGGCTACGAAGTGCGGGCAAGCGTCGTTCCAGCTTCTGCTTTTGGAGCGCCGCACAAGCGTGAAAGACTCTTCGTCCTCGGAGTCAGGCGCGATGTGGCCTACGCCTACGCAAAGGGACTGGAAGGACGGGAGCGCGGAGGCGTGCAGGAATGTACCCGTCAACAGCCTGCTCGGGAGGGCGGTACATTGTGGCCTACACCGCCCGGAGGGATTGAGGAAGCGCATGGAGCGCGGAATGCCGCTGCGGATAAATGACCAGGTGAATGTTTCTTCGCCGCCGGGATGCGGCCAGCTTTCGCCGCTTTGGGTGGAAATTTTGATGGGCTATCCCATCGGCTGGACAGACCCCGACTGTGAAGAACCGGAGCCGTGGCCGGGCTGGCCTGCGATGATGGGGGAGAGGCAATACCCCTACGAACCGCCGCGCACAGGCACGGGCATACCGAACAGAGCGAAGCGGCTGAAAGCCCTCGGAAACTCTGTCGTGCCTGCGCAGGCGTACCCATTCTTCGAGGCGATAGCGATCATGGAGGAGGTTAGAACACAGTGCAATACCGCATCGAGCACGTGAAGGGCTGGAAGAATCCAGCCATAATCCGCGTCAAGGACAAATACTTCCGCCGCGTAGACGCAATCGATAACCTGTGGAACGCAGCTATTGATTTGCTTGACGAGCGATATGGGAAGGATGGTTGGGATGACCTTTGACGAATTGAAAGCCCTCCTGCGCGAGTGGTACGAGGCGGGAAAGCCTGTCAACCTCGGGAGCATGGCTGGCGTTGACGCTTTTATGGATGTGCAGTTCAGGCTGAAAACATACGCCCGGACGCTGTGTGAGGGCGGGGAGGTGACGGAATGACCCATACGAAGGGTAAGGTTGCTGTAGATAGCAGGGAAACGCTGATGATTAGAGATGATGCGGGCGGCCTAATCGCAATCCTGACACACCTGAAAGGCCCTTGTGGTTTGGGAGGTCGCAGAAATGATCAAGAGGTTGAAGATAACGCCCGTCGCCTCGCCGCCCTCTGGAACGCTGCGGAAGAGCTGGGGCTGACGACGGAGGCGATTGAGAAGGGCGTGATACAGGATTCATACCACGCCCTTGCTGATCATTTGGTGGGAGAAATTGTATCTGAAAAGATTCATCGCCTCGAAGCGGAGAAGGCTGAGATGCTGGAGGCGCTGAAAGCAATTAAGACCGAGCTTGACGCAGATTTATTCTGCCCCATCTGCGAGTGGGTCAGAGGAACCCATAGTAAAAAATGTCCGGGGCACCTGGTAAATGCCGCCATCAGGAAAGCGAGGGGTGAGGAATGACATTGAGCATGTTGGACAAAATGATCGACGAAAAGCTGAGGCTGATTGAGGCGCTGGAGCACGCAAGAGAATTTATCTCCAACGGGGTCGCCTTCGGGTATATCCGCCTGCCGGAAGAAGGAGATACGGCGAATGATACCCTCGGGATTATTAACGAGGCGTTGCGGGAAACGAGGTGCGAGGGCGAGGAATGAGTACGCCGCAATACTGATAACCGCCGAAGGGACCTTGATATCGGACAAATCGAGCGCGGGATTGTTGATGACGCCTTCACCGCGCTGAAAGAGAAGGTTGACGAGGAACTCTATGCCTACTACATAAAGGAGATGGTGCCGTGAACATCAAACTACTCGACCGCACCGGACTACGAGCAGCCGCGGTAGCTGCTAAAACCTGCATCGGGAAAGCTGAAACAGGTTGGGATATGAACAGCGGAGATTTAGCAAAGTATCTCAAAACGATCGTCAGCCAAGGGCACGAATCTGTTCTTGAGCACGTGGTGTATGTATTCGAGGTACAGGGCTTGAGCCGGGCGTGCTTGCAGCAGCTGGCAAGACACCGGCATATCTCATTGAGCGTCAAGTCTACCAGGTGGGCGCTCGAAAAGCATGGAGATTACTACACGCCTCCGGCCTTTGGAGATGATTTTATCGGCAAAGAGGATTTTAAGGCCGATGCGGAGTCAGCTATTAGGAATGCGCGAGAAATGATGAGATCCTACGGCAACGATGTAGCAAAATACCTACTCCCGGAGTGCGTCGTCACGGACCTGATTCTCACTCTCAACCTCCGCGAGCTCCGCCACATCTACAAGCTCCGCACCGGGCGAACGGCGATGCTGGAATTTCAGCACTTGGCGAAAGAGCTTGTAGCGTGCTTGCCGGAGGATGAACAGGAGCTTGTCAGGTATCGCTCGGATGCGCTCGAACGGGCCGTCATCGAGTACCTGGAGACGGGCACGGACGAGGCGCGGGAGCGGTTGGAGAGGATGGTGCAATAGTGCAATACCACATCGAGCACATAGCAGGCTGGAAGAACCCGGCAATAATCCGCGTCAAGGATGGCGTAGTCATCGGGCACATCTACGTCGGGCATGAGGACGAGTTGAAGCCCTATCTTGGGCAGGGGGTGGATGTAAGTGACATTTGAGGAGTTGAAAGCCCTCCTGCGCGAGTGGTACGAGGCGGGAAAGCCTGTCAACCTCGGGAGCATGGCGGGCGTTGACGCATGGATGGACGTGAACTATCGGCTGAAAGAGTGCGCCCGGACGCTGTACGAGGGTGGGGAGGTGGTTCCAACAGCGGAGGGGCGCGAAATGGCGGACAAACTGTATAAGAATCGCATTCGACGCGAACACGGGCGGAGGTGACGGAATGAAAGCAACGCTCTGGAACGACCTGCACCCTGACGACCCGCCGCGCCACGGCCTGATAATCCTCGATGCGCCGTCGAAGGCGGGTGACGGGAGCCAGTATGTCGCGTGCGGCGGAGAAGACTCTGAAAGGCTGAATGAGACGGCGAGGCGGATTGCCGCCCTCTGGAACGCGGCGGAGGAGATAGGGCTGACGACCGAGAAGATCGCCGAAGGTGTAATCCAGATGACGTTCGCCCATAATCACGAGCGAAGCGCCACGATTGAAGCCCTGCTTTCGCGCTTTCAAGAATGCATGTCGGAGAAAATCGAAGCGCAACGGGCTGCCGGAAGGCTCAAAGATCAGTATGAAAACGTTTCAAAACACTACAGCAGGAGGGGTGAAGATATTGAGCGCCTCGAAGCGGAGAAGTCGGAGATGGTGGTTGCTCTTAAGACGATGGTGGAGATGGTAGAGATGAACGGTTTCGGCAAGCACTATGCGCTTGATCTCGCAAGAGCCACTATCAGGAGGGAAGAAAAATGAGCCATACGCCGGGACCGTGGAAATTCGAAGTAGTGGACGAGACCGACAGCTTTTTAGGCTGCAAGCGGCTGGATGGAGGAAGCGGGAGTACCGTTATAGACCTATCCAACGAGTGGACAGGATACCCGGAATGCGGGCAAGACCTGCAAATGACGATTTCCAAGGATGACGCCGCGATCATTGAGGGCGCGGCGGAGATGCTGGCTGTCCTCGAAGAACTCCGCGAATCCGCGTCATACTGGAGCGAGTATGACGTTCCGGTGGGGATCGTGGAGAGGATCGAATCCGCCATCAGGAAAGCGAGGGGTGAGGAATGACAAGCATAAACCATGATGTGATTCAAGAGTCACTTGTTGAACTGAAAACGCTAGGCAAAAAGCTTTGCAATAAAATATCCGCGCTTGTAGAAGCTGGAGAAATAGTTGGGGATTGGGACAAGCTCTCGTTATACTTCGAAAATAAATACAAAGTAATGGTCAGGCTCGAAGCGCACAACATCCTGATGCGGACAACACTGGAGCTAGCGCTTGAGTGTTTTAAAATGAATGGGCTGGGGAAGGGCTATGCCATGGATGTGATTCGAGATACTCTTCGTGAAGTAGCGAGGGGCGAAGAATGCGACTGACAGAAGCAAATGCGCGCCTTGAACACCTTCTTTCAGAACTTACCAGCTCGGACGCCCAGACTGTGTTTTCACTAAAAGAGTCTCAGTCTATCCACGATGCGTTGGAAATCGCGGTGTACGCAATGCGGTATCTGATTGACCAAGGGTATGAGATCAAGCTTGTAGAGAAAGCGAGTGGCGAGGAGTGACGCACATCCCTATCTGCCCGCATTGCGGACACCCGTACTGTATGCAGGGCGACGGTGAACTCGACTTCGACGAATCCGAGCGCCGCGAGTTCGAGTGTCCGGCGTGCGAGAAGGCGTTTGTAACCACAAGGCTGGTAAACATCGCGTATGTGACGGAGGTGACGGAATGAGCAAATGCGAACACACACAGCGGCCGATATGCCCGCACTGCGGCAAACATCAAACTGACGACATGGAGGGAAACCAGTATCAAGAGGTGGAGTGCTCTGAGTGCGGGGAGTTGTTCAAGCGGTTTCGCCACATAGAGGTCACGTACACGACGGAGGTGATGGAATGAGCTACACACCGGGACCGTGGAGAGTCACGCACACGTATTACGATACTCAATGGATAGAGGCCGACTGCGGAATGAGCGTTGCCCGTATCGCAATCGTCGACGATGGTGCGGGATGTGAACCGGGGAATGCCACACTCATCGCCGCCGCGCCGGAGATGTTGGCCGTCCTCGAAGAGTTGCGCGAATCCTCAACGTGCTGCGGTACATACGATCTGCTTGACGAAACGACATGGGCGTCTCCCGATCTGGCGGACAGGATCGAAGCCGCCATCAGGAAAGCGAGGGGAGTGGAATGAAAAAAACAATGAAGCCGGGACACCGCTATTTTGTAATCAATATAGACGAGCCCTACGCAAAAGCGATTTACGAAGTGCTGAAAGCCGGACAAATGGCAAAGGGACAGTGGCCAGAAGGCGACATCCCCTTTGAGACCTGGGTGGAACAAACGTGGACTAATGTCAAATCACCACTCCCACGCATATATCCGTACGATCCACAAATAACAATAGAACGCCTAGCAGTGGAGAAGGTGGGGATGCTGGAAGCGCTGGAATGGTACGAGGATGAAAAGATTCGCGATTGCAGGAAGGTCACCCGCGAGGGAGACGAAGCAAGACATGATCTCGACCGCGACGGAGGCGAACGGGCGCGGCTGGCTCTTGAGAAAGCGAGGGGCAAGGAATGACGCACGTTCCTATCTGCCCGCACTGCGGACAGCCAGACGAGGAAAATCTCTGGCTAGCCAGGCAACAGGACGAGGAGTACGACGACATTTTCGACTGCGAGCGGTGCGGCGGGGCCTACCGACTTCGGAATCGCGGCGGGGCGTACGAGGTGGAGGCGATGGAGGAATGAAGCGCCTCGTTCTTGTCCCTGTGTATATCCATGGGAACGAGCGATTCTGTGCCGAACACTGTCGCTATTTCAGACGGGCAGATACGGGTGGGGTTTGTCTCCTCGGGGAAACCGTGGAACGGATCAAACCCAACGGGTATCACTGGGAACGCTGCGTGAAGTGTCTTTACGGGGAGAGGAGAATGATCGAGGAATGACGCTCCTTCAAGCGACAATTCGCATCCTTTGGCTCGTGTGGTCGGGAGTAGCCGTCCTGTCGGGGGTATTCGTTTTCTGCCGACTCGTCAGGGCGATTCTTGACGAGCTTTGCGAGAGGTGGTGGATATGATGGGAACCGCGAGCATAACCGAACAACTTCGGCGCAAGCTGGGCGGAGAGTGGCGATTTGACAGGAAATTCGGGTGTTGGAGATGCGACGACGGATGCCTTGCATATCGAGGCTTTGAGGATCAATGCTATCTGCAGGACGTGTACGGGAACACCGTCCAGGTATTCAGCCTCCGCGCAAACCGATGTTCACGAAGGCTGAAATAGACGAGGCTATGCGCGATGCGGGGCTGCGGAAATGAACTGCGAAAGTAGATGCTTCCCGCTCGGGATCCGCTGTGGGTGGGATTGCTACGCCACGTCTACACAGACAAGCGAGAACGGCCCCAGGTTGAACGAAACGGATAAAGATGGGTATTCAATCCCTTTTGAAAAAGAAATGCAGCAGAAGGCGAAATAAGGGGATAGGTGATTAAAATGGTAGAGTTTAATATTCACTCCATCCTCCGCGCACAGAAGGGACGCCCGCCGGATACGCCGGTCGAGGCGTCCTATTTCTGGGAGGTTTGGTTGCTCCTCTGCATCTGGGCATGGGGCGTTGGCTATAGGTATGGGGAGGTGGTTGCGTGCTGGTTGAGAATACTCTCTTCGGAGTGAGGGACAAAGTGCAAATGGCGCTTGACATGCTCCGGGAGTTCGAGCCGGAGGACGGGTATTATCTGGCGTACTCGGGCGGGAAGGACAGCACCGTGCTACTCGACCTTGCCCGGCGGAGCGGGGTGAAATTCGATGCGCACTACAATCTGACGACCGTCGATCCGCCGGAGCTAGTCTATTTCATCCGCACACAGCCGGACGTGATTATTGAATCTCCCGAAAAGACGATGTGGGAATTGATCGTTGAGAAACGGTTTCCGCCGACGAGGTTTGTTCGGTATTGCTGCCAAGAATTGAAAGAACGCGGCGGAGGGGGGAGGCGCGTGCTCACCGGAGTTCGGCGGGCTGAGTCGGTCAAAAGATCGAAAAGACAATCGGTAGAAAGATGCTTCCGAGACGGATCTACGCTTTTCATCCACCCTATTTTCCATTGGAGCGACAAAGACGTTTGGGAATACATCCGCGAACGCGAGTTGCCGTATTGCAGCCTTTACGACGAAGGTTTTCGGCGTCTCGGCTGTATTTGTTGCCCGATGCAGGGAGAAAAGGGAATGATCCGCGACGGCGAACGCTGGCCGAAGTATAAGGCACAATACATCCGCACATTCCAAAAAATGCTCGACAAAAAGATCGCGGACGGCTTCGACGTTGGCGATTGGCGCACCGGGCAGGACGTTTGGGACTGGTGGGTAAGGCCGAACCATCCAAAGGAGACGGACGAAGCGCAACTGACTATTTTCGAGGGGTGCTCGTAACGTGTCTGACAAAATAGAATTTCCGTGGGAATCGGAGATCCCTTTGACCTGCCGCAAGTGCGACCGGGCGAAGTACGCCTACGCGCTGGCGCATGAAGTATATCGACTGCGGAACGAAAACGAAGCTATCCGCGCCGCCATGCGGGAGGCTATGCGGATCGGCGGCGAGCGCGTGAGCGAGGCCGTAAGGAAGTGGTGCGGGGCATGACCCGCGAGCAGGCCGTCAGGTGGTGCATGGAGCGCGGATACGTGTTCGTCGAGCTGTACGACGGATGGATTACGTACACGTACAAGGGAGGTATAAGGCGTGAATCTTGTGGAGCATCCGCCGCATTACACGAGCGGCAAGATAGAGACATGGGACTATATCGCGGATAAGGGCTTCGACTACTTTCTCGGCAACGTCATCAAGTACGTTTCACGCGCCGGGCGCAAGGACGATTACATTCAAGACCTACTCAAAGCGCGTGCGTATCTGGACAAGGCTATCGACTTGGAGCACGAAAGGAGATCACAATGCAGCGAGTAAGAATCAAGAAGATGCGCGAAAACGCCGTCACGCCGGGCTACAAGCACGTAGGAGACTCCGGCTTCGATCTGACCGCCTGCGAGACGGTAGAAATACCTCCGCATGAGACGCGGGCCGTCTCCCTCGGATGGGCGTTTGAAATCCCCGAAGGGCTTGAAATCCAGATTCGCCCTCGAAGCGGCGTCAGTCGGGATACTCCGGCGCTCGTCATCACCGGCACCGTGGGCAGCTCCTATCGCGGTGAAGTCTCCGCAATCGTCCACAACCGGAGCAATAGCGACATGACTATTTACGAGGGCAAGGCGATCTGTCAGGGCATCCTCGCGCCGGTGATTCGCGCCTGCTTCAAGGAGTGCGACGACCTTTCACAGACCGTGCGCGGGGCGAGCGGGTTCGGGAGTACGGGGGTGTAGAATCAGCCTGCGTTATCTAGTAAGATCAGCCTGCCTTATCTATTAGAAAATAAAAAAAGAGGGGAGACGGAGGCCGAAGCCTTTGTCTCCCCTCTTTTATTTTAGCCCTTTCAACCATTCTATCCGCTCCAACACGCTCGACGTTTCTATTATCCATGTCGTGCCAACCTTCTGCGCCCGTAGCTTCCCCGCGTTTATCAGCTGCCATACCCTGCCCCGGCTCACGACGAGCATCTCGCCCGCCTCGGACATGGAGACGAACTCCTTCTCTGCGTGGATCAAAAAAACTCCCCCTCTCTAAAAAAAACAGCCTGCGTTATCTGCTATGAATCGGCCTGCGTTATCTACTAAACTTCCTCAACAACAGCGACGGCATAGTCATCGTCCGGGCGCTGCTCCGATACGTAGATGATGGAGTCGTCCGCCAGCGTCTCCATAGAGAAAGTCTCCGCCTCCTCGAACGGCGTTCCTTCCACCACCAATTCCACAGGAAGATCGTCGAGAGAATCATAAGCGTCACCGCTCTCCATGAGTACCCAACCAACGCCCTCGCACCAGCTCTGCCCGCATGAGTTTTTGATTCTGTACATGTCAACCCCTCCTCCGAATATGGGAATAGCCCCGGCAAAGCGCCGGGGCTTGGCTTATTCACTCCACCACCACGACGTCAGCACCGCTCGCCGCGTCCTTGATCGCCTCCGCCTTGCTTGTAAAACATGTGTGTCCCCATGCTTCGCCCGCTGCATTGAACGTGCTAACCCGCCATGGAGAATCGTCATGCGGGAAGCCCGGCGTCACTATCCGGAGAATCCCATTCCGACACTGGAACCCGATGCAAGGAGGAGCGGCGTGAATCCACGCCGCAACCTCCTCGTGGTACCTGTCCAGTCCCGCGAAGTATTCCTCCAACGCCATACCTTGGATGTATGGATACTTTGGGTAGGGAGTCATGTGCCGACGATCCTCGGAACCCGCGTCTCAAGTCCCGTCACGCGACGGAACAGAGCATGCAGGTCGTCGAAATAAATTCCCTCGTGCTCTTCCCGGCGCGCTTCGCCGCGTACTGAGACCTTGCGAAACGTCACGTCGTATGTATCGCTCGCATTCAAAGAGATCGTACAGGAATTGAATTTCTTACATCCTTTGAACCGGAAGGACAACGCACCAGTCGTATCGTAGCTGAAATTCCCCGCGCCTACCATAAAACAAAATCCTTGCCCTAATTGCTCTCGAATCGTGTCCGCTCTCATCTTCGCATCCATTCCCAATCCCTCCTTATCTCCCGATACATCCGGCCCCGATGATAAGTGCGATAGCTACGATCAACGCTATTTCCATCATGCGGATTCTCCGAGTACCTGCTGCCGGAACCAGTCGTCGAGGGGAGTACCTGGATTCTTCTCCCGCCACGTCCGTACCATTTCACGTACAATCTCAAGGGCTTGCAATCTTTCATCGCTTCGTGCTATCATTCCAACTACCTCCTTTTCCCTGCCTTGGGCTTTGGCTCTTGATCTATCTAAGAACCTTGAGCGGACGAATGAGGAGGGGAATATCATCCCCTCCTCAACCGGCCCCGGCCTTCACGGAGCTGTCCCTAGCGGTTCTGGCTTAGGCTCTTGTCCCTCCTCCTCAATCCATACTCAAGTCTCGGTAGGCACAGGAACGTCCCCTCCTTCGCCTTGATCCACGCCATCAATATTCCCCCTTCTGATACTCCTTGTACGCTTCCGATCCCTCGCCCCATCCCTGTTCCTGGAGCGCCTCGTCGGCCTCAATTCGTCCAAGCATAGTACGGGCCTCCCCGATTGTCCCGCAGACAAATACCAAGTCCCCGCGATGATTCCACGCGCCGTATGGCTTCCATTCACCTGCGTCGGGATCGACGAAATCTTCCTTGCATTTGTCGAAGTGAAGCTGCATGTGATCCGGCCTGCCCTCGTTATACGCTTCGATTGCGGCGATGATTCCGTCCTTTTGGAGCCTCTCCCATGCCGCGTCGTAGAAGGCGTCCAGCTCTTCAATGGTTTTGAAATCAGGGAGAATATCGTTTGTAAGCGCTTGTGATAGCTCTGGCCATGTCATTTCGTACCATTCGCTTCTATCCCTTTCGTTCTCGTCACATTCGATTAGTGCGGCAAGCATCCAGTTATCGCCAGCTTCGGCGGCATTTGCCACCAACGCCTTATCCAACGCGGCGTTGACAATCGCCGCATGATCCTCCAGGTCGCAGTCCGGAATGGATTCAAGCGCGTCGTCCACGAAAACCCCTCCGATTTCTTCTTTCAGATCTTGGATGCGGTTTACAAGCTTCTGCTGATCGTCGATAACCTTTTCCCACCAGTCGAAAGTCTCCTGTGTGCACTCATACTCGTCGCCGTTGTAAACGAAGCTATCCAACCCTCCGTTATTCCCGATAAAATCCACGACGTAATCCACGCCGCTGTCCGGATCGATCAAGGACAATTCCCGCACTTCGCCATTCACCCGCACCTGCATCATTTATATCTCCTCCTTCGGATTGAGTATCAGCCATCATCAGTACACGCTCTACGTGTAGACCGGGCGAAAGCCCGGTTTCGGCTTTTAGTCTTCGCTTGTCCTGATCAACACTAAAGGACGATAAATCACATGGCATTCGGGACAACAAACGCGCTTGCAATCGTTGGACGATTGATTCTCTTTGCCGCACTTCGGACATTTTGACTTGATCATGCTCATTCCTCCTCCGCCTCCAAACACCACGATCCGCACCGATTCCCGTTCAGATCGAAGATGGCACCGTCTACCTCTTCGCCGCTCTCAACCTTCTTGGCCAGCGCGCGAAGGATACGCGCAACTTCGTGTCCGGAGAAGCCCTCGAAGGCGGATCCCGTTGTTTCGATTTCAAGTGTGAACATCGTCCTATCCCTCCCTGTAGAAAATTGAATCGACTCCGAACCGACGTGTCCACGACACGTCGTAAAGCATCGCTATCACGTCTGGCCTGTCTTCGGACTTCGGATACTTGCGGCGGACAGAGCGGAGGAGTGTGTCGTAGTCCCGCTCTCGCCACAGACGCTTGATCTTGTCCTCGAAGGATTCCCGCATTACTACATCCTCCTCTCCCTATCAAGAACCTCACCCATGTCCCCATCTCCGCTCTCGCCGCAGAGCATGACGGCAAGGCCTTTTCGTCCCCATCTATTCCGCACGTCATCAAAATCAGTACACCTACTATGCCAGTAGGAGGCCTCTTCGCGGGTAAATCTACTTATACGGCGCGCTATTAACTCCACTCTGTCAAGATCGCGTATCCCTTTCGCGAGGAGGAATATCAAAGCGATGCGATATCCCGCCTCGTCGTCGAGCGGGAGCGTGTTCTTTTCAAGCAGCCTGTCCAGTTCAAGATTGATGCCTTGTGAATTCACCACTTGTGAGAGAATCCCTTTGACGACGGGAAGGATGCGATGCCAGGCGTTTATGTTGAGAACGATGCCAGGCTCGTAGTGTTCCCTCTCCGTTCCCTTTCCCTCAAGGGAATCGATCCGCTTTTCAAAAGAGCAAATCAACATCCAGTTCACATTGCGCTTGTCAAGCAATGGATAAACAAATTCCCTGTAATGCTCCTCAAGATTCAGTCCCGTGCTCTTCACTATCATATTCATTCCTCCTTTTCCCCCGCCTTGATTAGCCTCATCAGCGCCAGCCATACTGGCGGACGGGAGCGGATGCTCCCGTTTCGGCTTAAACTTCAATAGCTATCTCCACACACGCCACCAGGACGTGCACGCCAGTCGACGAAAACCTCCTCCGCTCGCGCCCGCGTCATAAGAGGGCTCCAACGATCCTTTGGATTCTCCAGCGTCCAGAATTCCTCCTCCGGGACAATCCAGAGCAGCTCGTCGCCGTGGTAAACGATGCGGACGTTCATTCGTACCACACTCCGAAGATCGCCAGTATCAGAATCCGGAGAAAGAAGTCTTCGAGGCGGATCAAAAATGCACCGTTCGCGTCAACTTCGTGTGTGATTAGCAGTTTCATTTGTATCATCCTCCTTTGGATTTTCCCTGCCTTGAGCGGATTAGGCTCTTCGCGCTTTGCGCGACGATCCCTCAGCCGGGTTGCACGGCTTACTCCCTAGCGGCAAATTGTTGCGGCATCGTCTTTGCGGCAACTTGTGACAGGCTCTTCGCGATCTTCGGGGGTCGTGGCGTCGGACGCTCGCCTCTCCCGCTCCCCTGTCCCGGCCTCTTTCTGGATGTGGCCGACGCTCCTTGCTCTTGTCAAAGTCCCTTGTTCCTGGGTACATACTACACCCCCTCTACATGATTGTCTAGGGGGTAATATGATTCATTTATATTTAGGCATAAAGAACTATATTCTTTAACAGGAAGTGTGCAGTGCGTGAACATTTGTGGTAGGATGGATGCACGGGGGTGATAGCTTGATTGAAAAGAGATTAAAGTCTTATTCGTTCGACCGGCACAGGCTCCAGTCACTTGAGGATCAGCTGGCCACGCTGCCGATGCTTCGCTCCTCTTCTGACTTCTCGGAACGGGTCGACACAGGAGGGTCCGTCTCAAATCCCGTAGAGGCATTGATCGAGAAGCGGGAAGCGATTGAAGCGCGGATCAAGGACTTGCGACGGCGATTGATCCCAATGGAGCACTTCCTGGCTTTCCTCCGGGAGGCGGAGCCTGTAATGCTCCATGCGTTCGAACTTCGGTACATCAAAAACACTCCCTGGGACATCGTGGCCGAAGCCATAGGCCTTTCCACGCCAGCCAGCAAGAGGATGCGCAAGCAACTTATCGAATATGCGACTGGATTCTTTGCGGACGCAATCTGATACTTTTCTGATACTTTCTTGATACCATAGGAATTCAATAGATGCTATACTGTAAACATTCCCCTCCGACGCGAGGGGTTTTTTTCGTGTTTGGCTCCTGTTCCTTTGGCTCCTGCTCCCAATGATGGGCGTGTCGGAGAAAGGCGAAACCTTCTCACACATACTATACCTTGGAGGATTTCGCCTTTCACCACGTGCGCCCCTTTCATTATTAGGAGACATTGCATGTCACCTAATAATGTTTCACGTGAAACATTTTTCCAACACATAAAGAATCCATTGTAAGGGAGGCGAAGGCATGGGGTTGACTGTAAGGCAACAAGCCTTCGTCAATGCTTACACGGGCAATGCCACAGAGGCGGCGATCGCGGCGGGGTATTCGGCTGACTCGGCGCACGTGCAAGGGGTAAGGTTGCTAAAAAATGATAATATTATGGCAGCTATCCACGCCCGAAATGAAGAGGCGCAGAAGCCCCTCATCGCCACGAGAGAGCAGCGGCAAAAGTTTTGGAGCGAGGTTATGCTCGATCCGGAGCAGGAGATGCAGCATCGCCTCAAGGCGGCGGAGCTTCTCGGCAAGTCCGAGTGTGACTTCTCCGAGCGCCTCCAGATCGATGGGAGCGTCGAGGTCACCGTTGGCTTCCTGTTCGATCCGGCACAGCGACGCGCGCTTCTGGCAGAGGTTCAGGACGTTGAGTGCGAGGCCCTTCCGTCGGAATCTTCTTAACGTGCATACTATGCAGGACAACTTCAGTGGGTGTCATATAAGATAGCTTATGTTACATTGGAACAGATTGTATGCACGCGAGAGTGGAATATATACAGGTTGTCTGCTCTAACATTTTGCTTGACGCTGGCAATAATGATGCAGTGGGACTTTGAAACATTCCATGTTCCCCTCCGTTTGCCGGTACACATTCCATGTTCCGCCTCGTGTTCCGGCTGTTCCTTGACGAAAGCAGCCTTTCTCTTTGGGGTACTTTGCCAGCGGAAACGGCGTGAATCCAGTGGTAGAGCGGGTTTACGGCGACGGAGGATAAAAGAGGGGGGGGGGAGGGCGCACCGCGCGGTCGAATGATATATATATCCCTCTCTCTCGAATTTTTTATTTTTTTTTATTTTCGACTCCGTTTCTGAACTAAGGTTCACGAAAATACCCCCCCGGTACACGCTCTTTTTTGTACCGTCTGTACCGCTTGCACGAACACGCCTATTGCAACGCTTCGCGAATTGTTTCTCTGTACCGTACAAATGTACCGTTGTACCGCTCGTTCGCACTTTTCTATTGAATAGTGAGTCAAAGATAACGGGTTGTTTACATATGCACCCGATTTTGTAAACAAGGTACAAGCGGTACAACGGTACGTGCCGGTACATGTTCCGCTTGTACCGTCTGCAAGGGGTAGACGATTATGTAGCGGAACATACGGTACAAGGGGTCTCTATAAGAGACCCCTGTACCGGTGTACCGCTATCGGCGTACCCCCCGTTTTTCCCTGTTCCCCTAGGCATCCGCACGTTTGAGGCCTCCTTCGGTGAGAAGGGTAGGGGAACAAAGGGGTTTGTTCCCCTAACGATTGAAAATATTCTGACATCAAGTCATTCGGGAATTTGTAAACATTTTCGGGTGACATGTAGTAGGTAGATTCCTTTTCAAATTAGCTTTCACGCGAAGCGCTTTCACGCGAAGCGTGTCCAATCTTTTACCCGCGCCGGGCGCCCCGTACCCTTCGGGGCAAATTCGCTACCTTGACGCCGGATTGTTGCTCTTTCCATGGAGGATGTTTATGGATGGAGCGGAAGGCCGCCTCCCCAGGGGCGGCTTTTTTTTATATCCGAAGGGAGGCGTTCACCGATACGGCTGATGTTGGGAGATTGTATAGAGCGCATGAAGGAGATTGACGACGGTTCGGTGGACTTGACCGTCACGTCTCCCCCATACGACAACTTGCGAACGTACAACGGCAATAACGCTCTGTGGGGTGAGCACGCCTGGAAGTCCGTTCTTGCCGACTTGTTCCGGGTGACAAAGCCGGGCGACGTTGTGTTTAACCCGTTCATGGGCAGCGGCACGACCGGCGTCGCATGCGTGAAAACGAAACGGGACTTCATCGGGATAGAACTTGACGATGGCTATTTCAAGATAGCGGAACAGCGAATCATGGAAACGGAGCCGCCTATTTTTTGAGGCGGTCTTTTTTATGCCTCAAAACCCCCGCGAGAACGGCCCTGGAATCAACGAGATTTGAAAAAAGGTATCAGAGTACCTTTTCTTGAAACTCGTTCGTTCTAGGCCCGTTCTTGACGGTCTAGGCTCGATGTAATGAGTATATCAGTGTCGGACGACATTGTGTCTTTGAGAATTAGGCAGGTGATTTGTTTCATGGCGAAGAAGAAAGCCTCGCCGTCTCCGGAGCAGCTTCAGCGGATGCGGGACACGGCGTTGCAGATAGAGGTGTGGGCGAAGAAGCCGTGGCGGTGGATTCGGGACTGCTGCGTGACGCAGGACGAGGCGGATTCGTCGTCGCCGGTGAAGCCGTTCCCGGACAAGGAGTACCTCCGCTACATCACGGGCGTCTGGCAGGGGAGTTCGCTGCTGGCGATTCCGAAGAGCCGCCGGATGATGCTGACGTGGCTGATGCTGGCGCTGCATCTGCACAAGGCGCTGTTCTTCCCCCGAAGCGCGATCTTCATCCAGTCGAAGAAGGAGGACGACAGCGACTTCCTTCTGTCGGACAAGAGGATGCTCTTCATCTACGAGAACCTGCCGAAGAGCCTGCCGTGGCCGAAGGTGACGCGGAAGTTCTGTTCTCTGGAGTTCTCGAACGGGAGCTACATGCGCGGTATCGCCCAGGGGCCGGACCAGCTGCGGCAGTACACGGCGTCCGCGATTCTGTGCGACGAGATGGCGTTCTGGGACAAGGCGGAACAGACATGGGGCGCGTTGAAGCCGACGGTGCAGGGGGGCGGGCAGGTGACGATGATTTCGTCAGCCGGTCCTGGCTTCTTCCAGCGGCTTGTGGAGGGGAGGCTTACCGATGACAGGCGGTGAGATCAATCATGTCCCCATCCCCGGCCTCAAGCAGTGGACGACGCCGGACGGGATTGTCGTTCTCCAAGTTCATTACTCCGCCGATCCGGACAAGGCCGCTCCGGAGTGGAAGGAGCGCGAGATGAAGGGGCTCTCTCCGCAGCAGTGGGAGCGGGAGTACGAGATCAACTTCAACGCTCCGGAGGGAAAGGCGTTCTTCCCGGAATTCGATATGACGCGGCATGTGGCGTCGGGGGAGATGGAGCCGTTTGTCGGGAAGCCGGTTATTCGCGGATGGGACTTCGGCTTGTCGCCCGCGACGCTGTTCGCGCAGTGGGGGCCGACGGGGCAGCTCTGCATCTTCCACGAGATTCAGTCGTGGGACTGCGGTATCCGCGCGCACGGAGCCGTGGTGAAGGCGGATTCATTGTCGCTCTTTCCCGGCGGACGTTTCGTCGATTACGCCGATCCAGCGGGGATGCAGCGGGCGCAGACGGATGAGAAGACGTGCTTCCAGCTATTGCGGCTCGAATACGGATTCGTTCTCTTTCCGGGGCCGGTGTCGGCCGTGGCGAGGAGCGAGGGGATACGGAAACTCCTGACGACAACGACGCCGAACGGGACGCCGATGATGCTTGTCGATCCGCGATGCGCGTGGTTGATCGCTGCGCTGGCGGGAGGGTACCACCGGCGGGAGATCGGCGGGCGGTACACCGAAGACCCGGTGAAGGACGATTACAGCCATATCATCGACTGCCTCGGATACATCGCGGCGGGACAGGGGCGGAGCGATATCCATGACGAGCCTATCAAGTATCCGGATGCGGATGTGTTTTAGTTTAGTCGAAAGGAGGTGGGTGTTATCGACGAGATGATTGAAGTTATGGAGATGGAGATGGAGGTTGTTCCGGAGGGAGCGGACGAGCCGGAGTCGGAAGAGGAGCGCCTTGAACGCGCGCTGTCCGTGGTGAAGGGCGACCGCGATGCGTCGGAGGAGTTGCAGGAGACGCTGGCTCCGTTCCGCGAGGAGGCGTACCGGTTCTACCGGGGGCGCGCCCTGGGGAACGAGCGGGCGGGCCGCTCCAAGGTTGTGTCTTCCGACGTGATGGACGCCGTGGAGTGGGTCATGCCGTCGTTGATGCGGATTTACTTCTCCAGCGATATCGTGTCGTGCGAGCCTGTGGGGCCGGAAGATCAGACTGTGGCGGAGCGGGTGAGCGCGTTGCTGAACTATCAGTTCACTCGGCGAGGCGACGGATTCGTCGTTGCGTATAAATGGTTCAAGGACGCCCTGATCTACGGTCTCGGCGTGGCGAAAATATCGTGGGAGGATCGCTTCCGCGATGTGCCGTTCTCCGTGCCGGAGATGTCGGAGGGCGACTTCAACGCACTTTCGGCGGAGGACGGGATAGAGATCACCGGATTCGAGCGGGTGGAGATTCCTCCGGACGAAGTGTCGGTGCAGCGGATTGTGCAACAGACGGTGATGGGGTTGCCGCCGGACATGCCTGACGACGAGAAGGCGGAGGCCGTGCGCATGGCCGTGGAGTCGATGCCGCGTCTCGCGACGTATTCCAACGTCGAGGGGAAGAGGGCGATTCTCGATTACTCGGGTCCGGTGTACGAGGTGATCCCGCCGGAAGATTTCCTATACGATCCCGAAGCGGAAGAGCTGCGGAACGCACGCTTCGTTATCCATAGAGTTTTCCGGACGCCCGACTACCTGCGGCGAATGGAGTCGGAGGGTGTGTACTTCAACGTCGAAGAGGCCATCGAGAAGGGGAACACACAGCGCGACGGCGACAGAAGCGACAGGGAGAAGGGTTTCCGGAACGCGGAGAACGACAGGATAAATCCGTGGACGATGACGGAGAATATCGAGGACGCGGACAAGCGTCGTCCGCTGGAGTTGTACGAGTGGTGGGGGCTGTTCGATTCCGACGGAAGCGGACGGCTGACGCCGCACGTCATCACCGTGGCGAACGACGTTGTGATTCGTCTTGAGCGGAACCCCTACGACCACGGGGAACCGCCGTTCGAGGCGCTTCGTCCTGTTCTCGACGTGCATAAGTTCGAGGGGATCGGCTTCGCCGACATGGTGAAGGAATTCCAGGAGACGAAGACGAGCCTGCGCAGACAGATTCTCGACAACATTTCGTGGCAGAACAACGGGATGTGGGAGGTGCAGCGCGGGGCCGGAGTGGAGATGGAGTCGCTGGTGAACCCGCGTCCGGGCGGCGTCGTCCGTACAGACGTGCCGGGGGCCGTGCGTCCGCTGACGCCGCCTCCGTTGCAGCAGGCCGGATTCATGGCGTTGGAGTTCGAACAGACGCAATTGGAGCAGCGTACCGGAATAACCCGTTATACGCAGGGATTGGATAGTCGCAGCTTGAATAAGATGCTCGACATACAAACACCGATCTGCATGGCTGACGGGTCGTGGAAAAGGCTTGAGGACATCTGCGACGGAGACAGGATTCTCGGAAGAGATGGACAAGCAACTACGGTGCTTCGCGCTCACGAAATCCAATATCCTAAAAAAGCGTACAAACTTACATTTGCTTCCGGCGATGAAATTGTCGCCGGGGGGGAGCACCTTTGGACGATACAAACAGCTTGGGATAAAGAAAAAGGAACGTGGAGGACTGTGGACACGGATACGATTTATCAAATGGATTCTCGCTTGAAGAAGCGTGGAACCATTTCTGTCCCCCGTGTTCAAAGGCCCGAGTTTGATGGGGCGGGCAATCTTCCGATTGATCCCTATGTTCTTGGGTTATGGCTCGGGAACGGAAGTTCATATGATCCGGTAATTACGTTGCGCGATGACGATGTTGTTGAGTCGTTAAGGGAGTGGGCGCGTTCTAGCGGCGGAGATATCAAGGAGTATTTTGATCCCCGTCTGCCGAAATCAAAAAACTTTTACGTGTCCGTCCCTGGGTTGTATTCAACGCTTCGCTCTCTCGGGTTGATGAAAACGAGAGGGGAGAGTGACGGGGCATGTAAGCACATCCCTGAAATTTACAAATGTGCAAAATATGCCGAACGTCTTGAGCTTTTAAGAGGGCTTATGGATACGGATGGAAGTTTTGACAGCGGGTCCACCGTCGTGTTTTCTCAATCCGAGGGACCTTTGTTGTGGGATGTGGTTGACCTAATTCACAGTCTTGGTGGGTGGGTAACACCTCACAAGGTGACGGCTGAAAGCAATTTTAATAGGACAAAAGATTTTTATTTGCTGAGGTTTCGCGTTTTCGACAATCCTTTTAGAGCGGATCGCAAGGCGTCTCAGTGGAGTCCGCCTGCCGTTGAAACGGACAGACAAGCAATTCGCTCGATAGAACCCGTTGAAATATGCAAGATGAGATGTCTTACTGTGGACGCGAAAGATGGATTGTTTTGTGTTGGGAAAATTTTTACAATTACACACAATACAGCCACGGGCATAACGGCAATAATGGGGGCTTCGCAGCAGCGCATCGAGCTGATTGCAAGGCTTTTCGCCGAGACGGGTGTGAGGAGCCTCTTCGTCAAGGCGCTTTCGTTGAACCGGCAGTTCGTGCGCGACGAGTTCGTCGTGCGGCTGTACGGGGAGCCTATCGTGATCAACAAGGACGACGTGTCGGGGCAGTTCGACATTCTGGTGTCCGTCGGTATTTCGGCGAGCAAGCAGGAGGTCGTGCAGCAGCAGATGATTCAGCTTATCCAGATGGCTCCGGGTTTGGCGCAGGCGCAGGTTATGACGCCGGACAACATCTACGCCATCATGGTGAAGCTGCTTGAGGGATGGGGCTTCAAGGATCACAGCCAGTTGATGACGAATCCGAACGTGATGGGGCAGATGACGCAGCAGATGCAGCAGATGCAGCAGCAAATGCAGATGATGCAGATGATCTTGCAGCACCCGAGTATTGCGAACGCGGTGCCGCAGATAGCGCAGCAGGTGCAGCAGGCACAGGCGGCTCCTCCGGGCGGTCCCCCGGCACAAGGGGAACAACCCCCGGCACAGGGGCCTGTACCGGCACAGGGGGGTGCGCCGGTATGATGCACCGGAGCCTTCCCGGAGACAGCAAGCTTGACCCGGTGGAGTTTCTCGACGTTGTGTCGAGGCTCGGGGTTGATGCGCTGCACGAGCTTGCGGCCGTGTATCTCGATGTGAAGTACGCCGCGCTGTTGTGTTCGCCGTCCGGCGACGATATGACGAAGTACTCTCTCGCGAGGGCGCAGGGGGTGCGGGAGTTCGTCCGATGGATCAGCGAAACCCGCGATGAAGTCAGAGAGCTGATGGAGCGGAAGCAGTGATCGACACATCCCCCGCGAACGAATCCGGGGGATTTTAACGAGATCAACAAAGAAGAGACGGGATAGCCCGTCTTTTTTCATAGATGAGAGGGCTTCGGAGCGATGGCTTCGGAGCCCTTTTTTATTGGCCAACCCGGAGAGGGGGCCGCCCGCGTTCGGGGGTATCCGCCGGTTTCCGGGAGCACAAAACAAGGAGGCACTACCGTGGAGAAAGAACTGGATCAGGTACTGGCGCAGGAGAACGAAAGCGATACCGGCGAGTTCGAAAAGTCGAGGGAGGAATACTACCAGTCGATGGCCGCACGCGCTCGCGGAGACGAGGACGCGTCGGAGGAAGATGAGTCGGCATTGGATGAGTTTTTCGGCGAAGAGCGGGATGAGCAACCGGAGTCGGAGAAGGTTCCGGATGTGGAAGAAACGCCGCTTCAGACGCCGGAACAATCGCAGTCTGTTGAGACGCCCCCTGTGGCGCAGAAGCCGCCGCTGATGAAGTTGAAGGTGGATGGACAGGAGATTTCCATTCACGACTACAACGACGCGGTGACGCTGGCGCAGAAGGGATTGCACTACACGCAGCAGATGCAGGCGCTCGCGCCGTACCGGCACGTTCTGAAGGCTCTCGAATCCAACCCGGATTTGCAGGAGGAGCTTTTGAACCGGATTCGCGGAGGACAGCCCGCGAAGAAGGAAGAGAAGGCCGCTCCCGTCGCGGAGCCGGAGAAGAAGATCGAAATACCTCCCATGCGGGAGGATGAAACCTACGAGGAGTGGACGCAGCGCGTCTTCAAGGATGAGATTCCGAATCTCGTGCGTTCGGAGGCGGAGCGTATCGCCGGTGCGAAAGCCGCCGAGATATTCAAAACTGAGAACGCAACGCTTGAAGAGGTACGCCGCCGGGAAAAGATTCTCGACGCGGCGCGCGCAGACCCGCTTTTCAATCAGACGGCGCATTTCATCCGGCAGTCGATAGAGGCCGGGCAGATTCCGCCGACTGTGCTCCAGGCTGCCGACAGCGATCCGAAGACATTCGCATGGCTGTACGACAGCGCGCGCAAGAAGGTGGCGTCGATGATGGCTCCGGTGCAGACAGCGCCGCTTCCTGCGGTTGCTCCGTCCGCTCCGGTCGAGACGCCGAGAAGTCCGCAGCCCCGCGCCCCGCACGCCGAAGCGGCGTCCGGACGGGCACGCCCGTCGAAGGGTTCGCGCGATTACGTGAAGGTGATCGAGGACATGGAGGACGCGAAATTCAAGGAACTGCTCGAACGAGTGAAAGCGGGTGGCGCCAGATGAGGCGAGTACCCGCTCAAATTTTATCAGGGAGTGATACTACTTGAGCACACAGTATATGAAGGCGGCTGATTTTTCCAGAGCGGCACTGACGTTTTATGAGAAGACCCTCCTGACGACATCGCGTTCTCTTCTCACCTACGCGCAGTTCGGTGAGAAGTTCCCGATGAAGGACAAGAGCGGCAAGACGATCAACTTCGCGCGGTACGCCGATCTTTCGGCGGCGACGACCGAACTTGGCGAGGCCATTACCCCGGTCGGCAGCAAGATTCTCAAGAGCGAGATCACGGCGACTCTTCACCAGTACGGCGACTGGGTCGGTATTTCCGACGTGACGACGATGACGGGCTTCGACCCGGAGATCACCATCGCCGCCGAGAAACTCGGTCGGCAGCAGGGCCTCACGCTCGACACGGTGCTCCGCAACGAGCTGATGCAGGGGACGAACGAGGTGTGGGCCAAAGGCAAGACGTCCAGGGAGACGATCAAGGATAAGATTCAGAAGGCCGACTTTCAGAAGATTCACCGCTTCCTGCGCTCCAACGACGTGCCGATGATCACCAAGATGATCGACCCGAGCACCGGGATTGCGACGCAGCCCGTGCCCGCCGCGTACATCGCCATCGGACACACGGACATGATCACCGATCTGGAGGACCTGGAGGCGACCGGCGGGTTTGTGCCGGTGCATAAGTATTCGAGCAGCAGGGGCGTGTTCGAGGGTGAGGTCGGGACGCTCGCGGGGATCCGGTTCATTCTCACCAGCAACGCTCCCATTGTGTACGCCGCGGGCGACACGCCGAGTACCGGCATCCAGGCGAGCGTGGATGCTTCCAAGGTGGACGTGTACCAGACCATCATCTTCGGCGAGGGCGCGTTCGCGGAAGTTCCTCTGAACAAGGGGAACAGCGGGATCATCATCAAGGCGAAGGGCGCGAAGGATACGATGGATACCAGCGACCCGCTGAACCAAAGGAACACGGTCGGCTGGAAGACCATGTGGGCGGGGCTGATCCTCGACGATAGCCGCATCGTGCGTTACGAGCACGGCGTGACGGCGTAAGGTTGGTGACGGGGTATGAGTATGGAATTCAGAACTCTTGAGAACGCCGCGCTGAACGATAATTTTGGACTGATGGCGAAGGCGATGAGCGGGGACATGAAGTTCTCGCTCTCGCAGACGACCGCCGCTCCGACGGTTGCTGAATGCACTGCCGCAGCGCAGGTGTACAACATCACCATCAGCCTGACCACGGCAGCCGGAGAGCTGCATAGCTGGTACAACGGCAAGGTGTTGCTCGCTATTGCGGACACCGACGATACTGGAGTTGCGAGCATCGATCCCGCCGCCGGTGAGCGCGCCATGACCAACGGCGTGCTTGAAGTAGAAGTGACGATGAGCAAAGCGGTTTGGACCGCGAACAAGACGGCGACGCTGACGGTTTCCGACCTGGCTACCGCCGGGACGGGTATTCTCGGTTTCGTTGTCGCGGACGCGACGTTTGTAGCGACGGTGAAGGCATAGTTCGATTGATTGGGGCGGAGGAATCCGCCCCTTTTGTATTGTGACGGGAGCGTGGTGGTATGGAGTATCGCGTGCTTGAAGACGCGGCGGTAAACGAGAATTTCGAGTTGATGTCGAAGATTCTTTCCGGAGATGTGAAGTTGACGCTTTCGCAGACGACTGACACTGTAACGGAGACGGAAGCGGCGGCTGGGCCGAGTTACGAGATCGGGATCAGGCTGGAGGATTCGGCGGGGAATCTTCATGAGTGGTACAACAGTAAGGTGACGCTTGCGGTCGCCGACACGAGCGATGTGGTGGGCGCCGCGATGGCGGTCGATCCGGTCGCTGGAAGCTACGCGATGGACGGCGGAACATATGAGGCCAAAGTGACGCTGAGCGAATCCGCATGGGCTCCCGACGACACGGCGACGCTGACGGTGACGGCGAAAGTGTGCGGTTTCAATGCTTCGGCGACGTTCGTCGTGACGGTTGTAGCCGATCCGGAACCTTCAGGCGGATAACGGAGAGTGAACGACGAGCGGGGAGGCGAGAGTCTCCCCGCTTTTTTTATATGTGAAAGGGAGGCTTTTCAATGAGTATGTTTCAACCCGAGAGGATGTACACGGTAACGGTATTCGATAACCAGGACAGGGATTCCAGAGAGCAGTTCGTGGCGGTGAACTTTCAGAAGGTGCGGATTCCCATAGGGAAGCAGACGCGCGTTGCGGGAAAGTTTCTCGCGGTGCTTGAGAACAAGGGGAGCTATCTTTCGGCGCAGATGGAGGATACGGTTTCCGGTCAGGTGCGGAGTGATCCGTATGCCCGATGGATGCCTCGTTTTTCGATCACGACGCACGGCATGGTGGATATGCCTTCCGTTCCTTCCGGCGGGGTGGTGCTTGAGGGGCCGAAACCGGCGGAGGTTCCCATTGTCGGGCAGCGGCAGAGCGCGCTGAGTCTCGACCTGGGGGAAGCAAAGGCGGAACCGGAAGCGGAGCCGAAGAAGTCGGGTATCGACAGGAACGCGCTGCTTGGGAAGACGATGGCGGAAGTGCGGTCGATGTGCGCGAACAGGGGTATCCGGTACAAGGTGTCGAATACGAAGGAAGAACTCCTCGATCTACTCGAAGGCAAGGAGTAGGAGGTAGGTTATGCGAGTCTCGGATATCGTCCGCAAGGTACGGTACGAGCTTGCCGAACCGACCGCGAGCGAGTGGAAGGACGACGAGCTTGTTTCGTATCTGAACGACGGGTTCGCTTCGGCGTGGAGACTTGCGGCGGAACTCCATCACCCGTTGGTGGAGCAGACGGACGATGTGACGATTCTCGCCGCCGCTAATTCGGTGCAGCTCCCAAGTCCGCCGCTCAAGATGATTTCGGTGACGCTGGATGCCGCTGTTCTCCCCTACGAGCACCCCGGCAGTATGCCGACGCGGGAGTATTCCAAGATCGAGATGTGGACGGTCGAGGGACTGGACACGCTCCGCGTGTGGGGTACGCCCGCGGAGGAGACGACGCTGACGGTGCGCCTGGTGCGCGAGCCGGACATTCTTCGGCTGGAGGCGTCCACGCTGACGGACGACGATGTGCCGATGCCGTCCGCCGTGCTGGAGCTTCTTGTCAACTTCGTGATCATGAAGGCGCAGAACCGTCTCGGCGGCAGGCCGCAGATGGAAGCGTCCCTGTATCAGCAGTACAAGCGCGATGTGATGCGCGCCCTTGAGATTCGCGAGCCGCCTCTGGTGACGTGCAACGGGTACTGGCTTCCCGCCCCGAAGGGATGGTGATGTTCCATGCCCATAAATGAGGCTGCGGGAACAGCGCCGAATCTCAGTCCGAAGTTCAAGCAGAGGTTGCAGACTCCGGTCAAGGGAATGAACACGGTGCGCCCTCCGCACGAGATCGGAGAGACGGAGATAGTGGACAGCGTGAACTTCTGGGTGTCGCCCTACGGGAAGTTCGGGACGCGATGGGGAACGAAGAAGATGATGCCGGTCCCGCTCTCGGAGTCGGGCATCGGCGAGGCGCAGTATCCGGTGACGAAATCGTCGACGGGGACGGACTATCTCGTCGTCACGAATATGGACTACCTTCCTTCCTCCGATGCGTACATTCTCTTCGCCGACCGTCGTGTGTTCGCCATTCCGAGGGTTTCGTACTGGGGACTGAACGCGGGGTGGTCGTGGGGGGATTGGGAGACGCTCGACGGGGAGACCGTCAGGGAGGCGGTGGACGACGATGATGATACTCCTTCTGTTCGGTATTACATGTCGGACAAGGGCGAGTGGTTTTCTTGGAATCTCGAAGAACCGGTTTCGCTTGTGGTGGTTGAGGAACCGGCGACGCTTCCTTGTGCGGCGGAAGCTCCCGGCGGGAGGGCGTTGTATCTTGGCGTGACGAACGCGCTGACGAACGATTCCCCGATTATCTCCGCGCTTTTCTACGGGAAGCTGTATGTGGCGACCGGGGGCGCGTTGCAGGTGATTTACACGGTGCGCGAGATCGATCTCGACGAAGACCCGCACTTGCCCGAGGACAGGGCGGTCGGGGATATTTACGTGGAGACGCTGGAAGCCCATGCGCTTTCCAACCCCGCGCCGGATCAGGCGGGGGCGATAGGCGTGCGCGCGAACAGACTCTGGGTGACGCAGCGCGATGGCTCCAAGGTGTGGTACTCCGGCGTGGACGATGCGAAGGATTGGGGTTGGGACGGGACGGGCGACGATCCGTCGTACACCGGCGGTTCGTTCAACGTGGACAGGGACGACGGAGGCGTGCTCAACGGCCTCGTGAATTTCACCGATAGATTGATGCTGTTCAAGTACGACGCGAACGGCGTGCGGAACACCGTTCACAGAGTCATCGGCTCGCTCTCCGGAGCGGACGGGGACTACTTGCGGAGGGAACAGGCGGCGGAGGGTATTTCAGCCATCGACGCCCGGTGTATCACGCCAGCAGGGGACGACGTGTTGTTCGCGGGGGCGGGCGGCATCTACTCGTTGCAGTTGGTCGATTCCATCGGGAATGTCGGGTCGATTCCGCAGTCGCTCCGTGTGAACAGTGTCTTCGACGAAGACAGACCGAGGCACATGGGGTACTCGGCGAGGTACGGCGTTGCGTTCGCGGTGCTGACATCCGGACAGGTGATGATGCTGCACCGGGGGGCCGAGGGCTGGTTCCGGTTCATCTTCGCCGGGTTCACGCCGAACTGTGTGGCGTGCCTGGGCGACGACGTGTTCTTCGGGAGCAGGGAAGGAACGATGCTCCGTTTCGACAGAGACGTAGAGCTTGACGGCGTGGATTCTGATGGAAGCGGCGGGAACAACCCGTCGAAGGCGTTCCTGTCGAGGGTGTTCACGTTCGACCAGCCGCCGTACAGGAGCTTCTTCGAGAAGTTCATGCTCGCCGTTTCGGTGCGCTCCTCGGGTCGCGTGTATCTCGACGTGCGGACGGACTACGGTTCGGTGTACCAGCGGACGATTCCGTTCGCTGGGGAGGCGAATGTGCCGGTGGGGTGGGACGACGCAATCTCTCAATGGGACACCGAATCCACCGGTTGGGACAGGACGGGTGTGGAGCTGATGCAGGCGAAGGTATCCAAGGGTGCTGACAACTTCCAGATACGGATTGCGAGCACCGCGGCTCTGGACGTGCTGGATATGATCGCTTACGGGGCCTACACGACGGACCCGAGGTGGAAATGGTAGGTGATGGCGTGTGAATGAACAGGTTCTTGCGGAGATATATGCGAACGCGATAGCCCAGGGTGTGAACCCGCTCATGTCGAGCGACAACCCCTTCTCCGACGAGTGGAAACGGCAGGTGGGGTACTACGGGCATAACCCTGTTATCGACGACAGAACGCCGTTTGCTACGGCGGATTATCGCCCCGACTTCCGTTTTCTCGATCAGTGGTGGAAGAAGTACAAGCCGCCGGTCGTCGAAGAGGAGGAACTGGAAGAGGAGAAGCCCATCGAGAAGGTGTTGGAGGAGATCATTTCCGAGGGCGGTAATGGCGGTATCGCCAATGACGGGTTCACAGATATGCGCGATCCCGCCTTCATGGGGCGCGAGAGCTATCCCGGCATGAAGGACGGGCAGTGGCTCGGAGGAAATCTCGGCTGGAAGGACGCCGCGCAGATGCTCGGTACGATGAAGGGCGGACTTGGCGGGCTGCTTTCGGGGATGCTGAACGGGTCGCTTTCGACATACGGCTCGTCCTCCGGGAAGAACGCGATAGGCAACATCGCCGATGCGCTCGGGGTGAATAAGGACACGGCGCTTGCGGAGATAGGGAAGGCGCTCGGGTACTCTGATCCAGCGACAGCGGCAGCCGCGAAGAAGGATACGGGGATTTTGGGACAACTAAGCAACGCACTCTTCGGCGGCAAGCCCGGCACGCCGAACGTGAAGGGGATGATGGCGGGGACGCTGGCCGGGTATCCGAACACGTGGGACAACCCGACGTTCAACAACATCGTGAATGAGCGGGCGACGATCGCGGGGGTGCTGGATGCGCTGGCGAACCCGGATTTCGATTGGGGGCTTGCCGGGGTGAAGGGGAACTGGTCGAATCCGTCCGCGATATCGGGGTTCGTCAATATGGCGAATAACCTCGGCGTCGATTTGGTCGGGATGCAAAACAAAGATCAACTCGGCATGTGGAACACGATTGCTGAGTTGATGGGGGCGACAGCTGCATACAATCCGAAGGTAAACGGGTTCCTACAGGCTCTTTACGAAATGAATGGTTCTCCTATGGCGGAAAGGGCGTCGAAGGGGGCGCTTGACTCTTCGGAGCTTGGTTTGATGGCAAGCCGTGCGATAGGGAATCCGTGGGGCGGAATGAGTAAAGACATAACCAACTTCGACAAGGTTGCGCGGGACTATTTGGATGCAAAAGAGCGTCTTGGGAAGATTAACGAAGCTGTAAATGGAGGTCGTTCCGGCGAAGGCGGAGACGGGATAGACGGTACCGGGTACGGCGAAGGCGGCAGTCGCGGGGATGTTGGAGATTTTGACGGAACCGGAGGGACTGAAGCTGAACACGAGGCGAATGACCCGGAGGCTGGAGCAAATACCGGAGCTGGCGCTGACAATGGTCCGAAAGATGGGTATTAGGAGGAGGTGAAACGATGGCATACGGAAAGACTGATCTAAGCGGCTTCGAGCTGTGGAAAGCCCAGAACTACCAGAACATGCTAGCGCTGTACAACGGGCCGATAGGCTACAACAAAATATACGACTTCAACACGTTTTTGCAGGAGATGTACAAAGCTTCGCAGCAGAAGGTCGGGATACCGGAGGATTCTTCAACGTGGAAGGATTCAAAATTGCCCGGAGGGTATAACCCCGACTACCCGACGCCGACGACCGGCTCCGGAGGCTGGCCCCTCTACCCGCCTCCTCCGGTGACGAATCCGCCGACGCCCGGCTGGCAGCCGGACGAGAACACTATGGACCCAAGGACGCTTCCTGCGTGGCTCTTCGAGCAGTTCCCCGAGAACTATTCCTACTACGACAATCTTTCCAAGGGGCTTCTCGACGAGTCGTGGCAGTTGCAGCGGCAGGCGATGCAGGTGTTCAACCAGCGTCAGAAGGAGATGTCGCAGCTTTTCAACAGTGAGACGGCGGCATTGAAGGGAACAATCGCCGACAGAACGGCGAAGTTGGATTCGGCTTTAGCAAGGTCGGAGGCAGGACAGAACGCTGGTATCGCCACGATGGGCGAGGGCGTCAACACGTACCAGCGCTATCTGAACGAGGCGATGAGCCTTCAGAATGAGGCGCTGCGGGCGAATCCGCTCAAATACCAGCACTACATCGACACCGGCACGCTGCCAGAGGAAGTGGACTCCACCCTCCGGACGCTGCGGGATCAGACGATAGCTTCGACCAGAGCGGAACTCGATAGACAGAAGGCGCAGGCGAACGCCGCGCTGAAACAGCGCATGTCCGCGATGGGGATGCAGGACAGCGAGTATTCGGCGATACAGAACGCCAGGCTCTCCGGCGAGGCTGGAAGAACGATGGCGAATACGATAGAAGCGCAGAACGCTGCTTACCTTCAGGCGCGGCTTGAGCAGCCGTATAAAATGCAGAATGCGGCTATAGCGACGATGCAGAGCTACAACCCGTTCATCGGCAACATCATGGCCGGCGGAGCGCAGCAGGGAAGCAACCTTCAGAACATGGGGAAGACGCAAGTGGACGCCGCGACGGCGATGGGCCAGTTGCAGAACAA